GCCGACCTGTCCGGGGCCAACCTGTCCGGGGCCAACCTGTCCAGGGCCAACCTGTTCGGGGCCGACTACATTGAAAAGGCAAAAAATTTATTTTATCCCATTGCCTGCCCGGAAATCGGCGCTTTTGTCGGCTGGAAAAAGGCAAGGGCCAAAACCAGCGGTCATGAGTGCATTGTAAAGCTGGAAATTACCGAAGATGCCGTGCGCAGTTCCGCAGCAGGCCGGGAGTGCCGCTGCTCAAAGGCAACCGTTTTGGAGATTCAGGATTTAGAGGGGAATGCATTGGAGCAGGCCGCCGTCAGTGATAGAGATAAGAACTTCCATTACATTCCCGGAACTGTGGTCTCCGTTTCGGATTTCGACGAAAACCGCTGGAACGAGTGCAGCACGGGCATCCATTTCTATATCACCCGCGAAGAAGCGGTGAGGCACATCCTATGAAGAAACTGACCCGGGAAGAGCGGCGCCGCCGGAGCCAGAGGCGGTTGCAGCTGATTACATATCTTCTGTTCCTATTACTTCTGCTGGCGTGGCTGGGAAGCTACCTGATTATGACGGTGGAAGCGGAACTACCCGCTATGCACAAGCCAGACCCCACCGCGGAAGACGGCAGCCTCCCTGGCGACAATACCACGGCCACCACTCGCTGTTATCTGACAGGGGAAGAGATGGAGGCCGCCGAAAATGAGCTGATCGAAGCCGCTTTGCTGGCCCGGTCTCACAAGCTGGAGGACGTGACCATCACCTTCTACTGCTGCGAGGAACGGCCCCACATCTGTGGGACAGGCTCCGGCATCACAGCCAGCGGCAGGCGTGTAACGCCCTATGTGAGCTGCGCCGTGGATACGGACATTATACCGCTGGGCAGCACCATCATGATCGAGTACAACGGCGAGATGGCCTATCTGCGGGCGGATGATACCGGGACGGCAGTCAAGGAAGACCACATTGACATTGCCGTCAAGGAGCACCAGGAAGCCTTATCACTGGGAGTAAAAACGGCGGATATCTGGTGGTGCGAAGAATGAACGCACATGCGAAACGCCCAAGAGGCGAGTTAGGTCCCTGCCCAAGATGTGGCCTGTATTCCGGCCAGCGATTGGCAATCGAGGGCAACCCGGATATGTTCCTGGTGGCCTGCGACGCCTGCGGATGGCGAACTCGGAAATTTACTGATATAAATCACGCGGTGAGAGCTTGGAATGAAGGGAGAACATGACATGACACTTTACGAGATCGATAAGGCCATTACTGATCTGGCAGACCCGGAGACTGGAGAGATCACCGACTTTGAGGCGCTGGACAATCTCCAAATGGCGCGGGACCAGAAGATCGAGAACATCGCCTGTTACTACAAGAACTTGGTTTCCGATGCGGAAGCCATCAAAGCGGAGAAGGAGGCCCTGGCGGAGCGGCAGAAAGTGGCAGAGAACAAGGCGGCGCGGCTCAAGGAGTATCTCTCTTACGCGCTACACGGGGAGAAGTTCTCCACGCCGAAATGCGCGGTGACGTTCCGAAAGACCACTTCCGTAAATGTGGACAACCCTTCCGCCGCCATCGAGTGGGCGGAGCTGAACGGGCATAAGGAGTGCATCCGGTACAAAGCCCCGGAAATCAGCAAGAGCGAGCTGGGCAAGGTCCTAAAGGCTGGGCAGGAAGTGCCTGGGGCTGTCTTGGTTGAAGGGATTTCTGTGGGGGTGAAGTGATGAACCTTGACATTTACAACAATGTCCGGGCCGTCCCCGCAGAGGCCAAGAAGGAGATCAGAGGTGGGCGGCTGAACGGAAAGACCGATATCAACCCTATGTGGCGCATCAAGAAGCTGACGGAGCAATTCGGCCCATGTGGCATTGGCTGGAAATACACCATTGACCGGGAGTGGCTGGAGACCGGGGCCAACGGGGAAATCTCCGCATTCATGGACATCTCACTGTACTACAAATACAACGGCGAGTGGTCCGAGGCAGTTCCCGGTACCGGCGGCAGCGCCTTTATCACAAAAGAGAAGAGCGGTCTGTACACCTCTGACGAGTGCTACAAGATGGCCTTGACGGATGCCCTCTCCGTGGCTTGCAAGGCCCTTGGGATCGCCGCTGACGTGTACTGGGACAAGGACAAGACGAAGTATGACAAGACCGATATTGTGGCGAAAGTCGATGTCACCACATGCGAGAAATGCGGGAAGGTCTTGGAAGCGTACAAGGACTCCAAAGGCGTCACGGTGTCGATCATGAAGCACGTGAACGCCAGCATGGAGAAGTTCGGGCACGTCTACTGCCTGGACTGCATTAAGGAGATGAACCATGATTGATTTGATCTCCGAGATCGGTCAGAAAAGCAAGCTGTTGGACGCCGCCGTGCAGGAGCTTGGGAAGCGCGGACGCTCCTATGCCCAGTCTGAACAGGAATACCGGATCGCTCTGGCAAAGAGAATTTTGGATGAACGGTCCAAAGGTACGCCGGTAACGATCATCTCCGACATCTGCCGTGGAGATCGGGAGATCGCAAAGCTGCGGTTTGAACGGGACTGCGCAGAGGTCGTTTACAAATCCGCCCTTGAAGCAATCAATGCCATGAAGCTGCAGCTTCGAATGCTGGATGCACAGGTGGAAAGGGAGTGGGGACATGCGGGCAGAGACTAAGGCAACATCTATTCCTCCGGAAGTCAAGAAAGCCGTGTACATCCGAGACAATGGCTTCTGTGTGCTGTGCGGCTCTCCATATGGTGATCCAGTGGCCCATGTGGTCCGCCGGAGCCAGGGAGGAAAGGGGATCGAGAGAAATATCGTGACCCTCTGCCCGGCCTGTCACAGAGCCTATGACGAGGGCGCGAACATCCAGAGGCTAGGACGAGGCACCACAAGAGAAAGCCTGTACTGCTATCTGGTGGCGTATCTGAAAGGATTTTACCCGGACTGGAACCGGGAGGATATGATCTATCACAAAGGAGTCGAAAATGCTGAATAAATGCTTTTTGCTGGGCCGGATGACGAAAGACCCGGAAATCAGACGGACAAACGGTGGGACGGCTGTCACATCCTTTACACTGGCCGTAGACCGGGATTTCAAGACCAACGGGGAGAAGGAGACGGACTTCATTGAAGTGGTTGCGTGGCGCAACACGGCAGAGTTTGTCTCAAAATACTTCTCCAAGGGCCGTATGGCGATTGTAGAGGGACGGTTACAGATCAGAGAGTGGACGGACAAGAGTGGGAACAAGCGCCGTACAGCGGAGGTTGTGGCCGACAACGTGTACTTCGGAGACTCCAAGAAGGAGAATAAGGAAGCGCCGGAATACAAGCAGGCTGATTTTGCGGAAATCTCGGAGGAAGACGGCGAGCTGCCGTTTTGAGGTGACACGATGGCCAGAAACTATGCTGCACTCCCATGGGAATACAAAAGGGAGATGTCTGCACTCAACGATGCAGAGTTCGGTCGGCTGTGCAGGGCTTTGCTGGAATACAGCGAGTCAGGGACGCCGATAGCACTTTGTGGCAATGAGCGGTTTTTTGCCGAACGTGTCATGATGCAGGAGGACCGTTTTAAGGAGTCCTATACCAAAAAGGCGGAGAAAAACAGGGAAAATGGGGTTAAGGGCGGGAGGCCTAAGAAAACCGAAAAAAACCCAAAGAAACCCAACTTAACCCAAAAAACCGAAACCGAAACCGAAACCGATACTATCTCTCCTAACAGAGAGAATAAATCCCCCCTATCGTCCCCCCAGGGGGAACGGTTTGACAGGTTTTGGGCTTTGTACCCAAACAAAACCGGGAAAAAGAAAGCCAGGGAGTCTTGGGAGAAACTGAAACCGTCAGAAGAGCTGACAGAAACCATTTTGGATGCCGTTTCCAAACAGAAGCTATGGCCAAAGTGGCAGAAAGACGGAGGACAATATATCCCAAATCCCGCCACTTGGCTAAACCAGGGGAGATGGGAAGATGAACCACCCGAAGGAGGAGAAGATCCATTTGCCAAGTTTACCTGATGCTTCCCGTTGGCTGCTTTACGACGAGATCGCCATGGACACCCGGAAAACGCTGTGGTTTGTGGCGGACGCCCAGGATGTGACAGCCCTGGACAACCAGAACGCCGTTTGCCTTGCCTACGGAGCGGGCTTTGAGAACTTCCGGGATGCTGAACCATTCTTGAGTGCCTTCCCATCTGTGTTTTTGGCTCTGTCCGACCGTGATACGGCCGAAGCCGTGGCGGACGCACTCAAAGAATACGCGCCATCTGTGGCTGTGCTGCTGCCAAAGGAAGGGGCCTTCGGGAAATGTTCCCGTATCCGGGACGTGCTGGCTTCCGGCGGCAGGAAGGCCGTGGACCACCTGCTGCTGGGGGCCGTGGAACAACCCATGGACGGTCTGTTGGACCTGGCGGACGTGGAGCGGAGAGACCCCAGCGCATCCGTCGCCGTCATGTCCGGTCTAAAAGCACTGGACCAGTCCATCGGAGGCTTTGCCCCATCGGAGCTGTCCGTGTGGACTGGAAAGCGCGGCAGCGGCAAGTCCACGCTACTGTCCCAGCTGCTTCTAAATGCCATCGACCAGGGCTTCCCGGTCTGCGCATACTCCGGGGAACTGTCGGCCTGGCGCTTCAAGCAGTGGGCCATGCTACAGGCCGCTGGGGCCGGGCATATCGAGCCGAAGCGGGACCCGGTGTCCGGGAAGCTGTATTACTACACGCCGAAGGAGATCGCGGACCGGATCGACGGTTGGTGGAAGGGGAAGTTTTTCCTGTACGACAACCGGGTGGCCGGTGCTGGGGACGAGGACAGCATCATTTCCGTGTTCGAGTATGCCGTTCGCCGGTTCGGCTGCTGTGTATTTCTTGTGGACAACCTGATGACCGCCCGGTTCAACGACCAGAGCGATAAGGACTTCTACCGGGCGCAGAGCCGGTTCACGGGGCGGCTGGTGGAGTTCGCCAAGAAAAACGAGGTGCATGTGCATCTGGTGGCACACCCCCGGAAGGGCGATAACGACAAAAAGAAGCTGCTGACCGCGGACGACATCGGCGGGTCGGCGGACATCACAAACCGGGCGGACAACGCCTTTTCGCTGGAACGGATGGAAGAAAAGGACATCGCGGCCTATGGGTATGACGCCGGGCTGAGCATCCTGAAAAATCGCTCCTACGGCTCAACGGCAAACATCCAGCTGGTCTATGATGCCCGGTGCCGCCGATACACAAAGAAGGGAGAAAGCGATGGAGTCTACGGCTGGGAACGCTGACTGGACCGCTTATGAGCGGGAGAAGAAAAAGCTCCAGGGATTGCCGCCGGACGAATACGAGGCAGCCCTGAAAGAGCTGGCAAGGAGGATGGGAATTTGATTTTTGAAATTCCGTATCCGCCCACCAAAAGGGGAAAAGCGGCCTGGAACAAGCGGTTTGGCCTGAATGCGTATTATGCCGGGAAACATTGGTCACAGCGGAAGCGGGACGCAGAAGAACTCCACTCTCTGGCGCTGTGGTCCATGAAAAAGGCACATATCCGAAAACAGTTCGTCAAAGGCCCTGTCGAAGTCATTTTTCGCTGGAACGATGGCCTGGACGTGGACAATCACGCCGCCATGGGTAAGGCATTTTTAGACGCCATGAAAGGCTACATACTGCCGGACGACAACCGGGAATGGGTGCGGAAAGTGTCCCATGAATTTTGGGAAAACGATAACATACAGGTGGAGGTAAGGCCCTATGGGCGAACTTGAACAATACTTGGTCCCCATCCGGCGGTATTCAGCCAACCCCTGCATGGATTGCTGCTGCCCGATCAGCAAGTGTCCATGGCTGCGCGAGGGAAAGCCAGTACCGGGCTGGACGGCCAAGAAACGGACGTTCATTGTTGGGAGAGATCAATACGGCGTAAAGCATTGGGTGACTACATACGCCATCGAGAGCTGCCCGCTGGAACAAGGTAAAGGGAAGAAGGAAGAGCAGTGGAGGAAATAACGCTTTTTCGGGAGGAAAAAATCAGTGAGATCAAGCTAGATATCTATGGTGTACCTGATTTATCTAACTGGCCGCAGATTTTTGAAATCCAAAACACAGCACAGAAATGCTACTATGCATTAAAGCAGCATGAAAAAGTCATGTGTTCGATTTCCGGAGGTTATGACAGCGATATTGTTCTGGACTTGGTCATTCGGTGTGGAGGCCGGGCTAAAACAACATTTGTGTTTAACGACACAGGTCTGGAATATGACGCTACGAAAGAGCATTTGATGCGCCTCAAAGAGCGTTATGGCATCCAGATCAAGCGACTTTTTCCCCAAAAGGCAATCCCGAGTTGTTGCCGAGATTATGGGGTTCCGTTCTGGTCCAAGTATGTGTCCAGCATGATTTATCGGCTCCAGAAACACGGGTTCCAATGGGAGGATAAGCCGCTGGAAGTGTTGCTCGACAGATATCCTGGATGCCGCTCAGCGCTCAGGTGGTGGTGCAATGATTTCAAGACAGCTAACGGGAGAGAATCTAGGTTTAACATTGCGTATGTCAAAGGTCTGAAGGAGTTTATCCGGCAGAACCCACCAGATTTTAGGATTTCAGCCAAGTGCTGCGAGTATTCAAAAAAGGTGCCCGCACACAAGGAACTTTTAATTGGAGATTACGACCTTAACATCACTGGTATCCGTAAAAAAGAGGGTGGAACACGGAGCAGCGCCTATAAATCGTGTTATGACGAGATTTTTTGTGGCCCCGACAACTACCGTCCAATCTTTTGGTGGGGAGATGCGGAAAAAGAGGCATATCGGAAATGGGCCGGAATCATCAGGTCAGACTGCTACGAATTGTGGGGTATGAAGCGTACAGGTTGTGCTGGCTGCCCGTTTGGAAAAGATTTTGAACAGGAGATTGGTCTTGTCCATGAGTTTGAACCCAAGCGGTATAGAGCAATGGAGGCTGTCTTCGGGCAGTCATACGAGTACACAAGGCAGTTTTTAGCCTATAGGGAACAGATGAAAAGCCTGCAAAGAAATGCCGATCAAATAAGGCTGGAGGGATTTTATGAATGATGTCAAGCGCGCCCTGATGGGTGACCGGGAGGCGGCGAAGCGGCTGACGGATGCGGGGGTGCTGCTGCTATGTCCTATGTGCAGAGGAAAGGCAAGGGTACGGAGCGAACGTTACTATCAGCCAAATGTCCGCAGAAATGTGATCTGCATGAAATGTTTTACGAGCAGCGGATGGTATAAGACGGAACACGAAGCCCGCCTCGCCTGGAACACCCGGGCGGCGATTCTGAGCGCGGAGGAGATGGAGATGCTGGAGGAGCTGGAATGAACCTAAAAGATTTAATTGCTGATGTGAACGTCAACGAGATTTACGAACACATCGAGACTGAAACATTGTCGGAGTGGGTGAACGCATGGCAGAAAGCCGCCCTTTCCGCCCTCCACCCCGTCAGCCGGGAGCAGCTGGAGCGGGTGTGGCCGGGGTGTAGTTTCTGCAAAAATGACGGTGTTCAAGATTATCGTACTGCTGTATGCGTTACGAGATGGGGAATGAGCTACTTAAAAGGACCAGAAATTGAAAGTGACGACATTTTCTATGCCCAGAATCATTTTTGCAGATTTTGCGGCCGCCCCCTCACCCTGGAGGCGTGGAAAGAAATGAGAAAGAGATGGGAGGCGGCGAACGATGCGGATTGAGCGCAAGCGCTATGTGGTCATGCGGAAAAACAGAACAGAGGTCTGGTGCGGTCTAGCAAAGGCTTTTAGTTTTCGTCCCATATCCGAAATAAAAGACGTATCCGTCAAGACATATCGTTCTGAGGCGCAGGCTAGAAGCGGATGTTCTTCGTGGGACAGAGATTTTGAGGTCGTTCCGGTAATTGAGACGATTGCGACTGAGGAGGTGCTGAAAGATGGAAGTACGACCGATTGACGGAAATATACTACGGAAATGGTGCGAAAAGATAATTGACCAAGCGTGCCATCCAGCAACCGTGCAGATCGGGGAGGTATTCCTGGACAAGGTACGCTCTATGCCCACCCTCACCCTGCCGAACGAGTGGGTGAGCGCGGAAAATGCCATGCCGGCAGAACATAAGTCCGTGTTGTGTATCGTGAGCGGGAAGCCGAGGCCGAACATCACACTGGAGGAGGCGTATCAGCTTGGATCGTGGAATAAGGCTGACGGCTGGATCATCGATGAATATCTGGACTGGGAAGATGCTGTTGTCTTGTGGTGGATGCCCCTTCCGGAGCCGCCGGGAAAGGAGGGGTGAGGATGGACGTGAAAGAGGCAATCACTCAACTTACAGGACTGAAGAAATATTGTGAAGGGATGGCGGAATGCGACGAATCTGGAAGCTATGTTTTTGACCTTGATGTTCAGGCGCTTGATATGGCAATCACCGCACTGTCCCCGCCGAACGAGCCGCTAACCATCGAGCAGCTGCGGGAGATGGGAGGACAACCGTATTGGCATGTTGGGTTACGGGAAGAAAGTCCTCCGCCACATTGGAATATCCTTGATCCGTTTTATGCAAAGCATATCGAGGATTACAGATACGGCGAGAACTGGCTCGCCTACCGCCGCCCGCCGGAGGGAGAGGAGGATGCCAATGCTTGAATGCTACAATTTTGAGGAGTGCGAATACAATGCGCAGCCAAAGTGCTGCCTGCCTAATGGAATGGAGTGCCCGCATGGCGTGAAGGCCCATAAACCAACCAACGCCGACCACGAGAAGCTGATTGAGCGGTTAAAGAACGCCGCAGGAGGACCAGAAGACATTAAGATGTGCCAAGACGCCGCCACCGCCCTCTCCACGCTCCAGGCCGAAAACGAGAAGCTGCGGGCCGAGTTGGAACAGGTGAAGCGGTGTATCGAAATTGTAGAAAATCAAAGAGACTCTGCAATCAAGGAACTAGAAAATTATATGGTACAAGATGTTTTAGACGGAAATGAGCCGTGCGCAATCTGTGCGAAAGCATCCGATACGCCATGCGAATATTGCAATCCAAAGTGGCGCGGCCAGAAGGAGGACTGAATATGAAAATAACAATTGATATGGAAAATTTGCAAAGTATTATCGAGGAATCCGCAAAAATCAATACAAAAAACGCCGTCGAGCAGGCAATTATGGACGTTGCTCACGCAAAAGTTGATTCTGTTCTTTGCGGCAAAATTGAGGGAATTGTTAACGATTCGATTGTTGGATATGTCAACAACTATCTTAAAACAACAAAGATTCACATTGGCGGAGGCTGGAACAGCGACAATGTTGAAGAATACACAGCCGAAGAATATCTCAAAAAGCAAATCAAAGACGTGTTTGAGAGTCAGTCCTTTACTGTGAAGCAGAAAGATAGATGGGGTAGTATGAAAGAAGAAAAAGTGTCTTTCCAAGAATATCTCCAGAATTATCTTAACATTGAGGCGGAAGTAAAACCGTATATGGACAAGATGGCAAAGTGCATCAGGGACGATGTAAACAAGAAGGTAAAGACCCTGTTTGATGATGCCATGAGATCTACACTTGCAGAAAATGTCTTTGCGATTGTATCTGCGTCCGATACATATCGTTCCGTCAGTAACAGCTTAAAGATGTTGGGGAATTGAGATGGATGAGTTTGAAAACAGTTGGGAAAATTGCGAATACTGCGAAGAAACATACAAAGAGTGGGATACTGGATATACGGAGTATGGATGTTCGCTTTTTGGTGGGGAATGCGTAGAGTGTTGCCCACTGTCATTCAAATACAAGGTGGAGGACTGACATGAAGCGGCTGACATACTTTGACGGCGGGAAATGGCGGCTCAAAATTGGCAACACCGAATACAGCGGAGAAGCCGTTGACCGCCTCGCAGCCTACGAGGGCACGGGGCTGGAGCCGGAGGAAATCCTCTCTGCCGTGGATATGGCAAAAATCGCCTGTGCGCTGCATGAGCTTAATGCCTACAAGGAGCTCGGCTCCATTGACTGTCTCCGCAAGCTGGCCCAGGCGGATCGTGAGGGGCGGTGCGTGGTGTTACCTGCAAAGCTAGATCAAACTATTTATCAATGGCGCATAGGTGATGACTGCCCGAGCGTGAGCCGTCTTGATGGCGTACAAATTAACGCAGATGGAGAGATTACATATCCGATTTGGAACGGTTATTTGATAGCTGAAGATTTCGGCAGAACCGTGTTCCTCACCCGCGAGGAAGCCGCACTACGGAGGGAGCAGGATGGATAATAAAACTATACCGCGGATGTATCCCGCTGAATTTGTCGACCGGGAATTAGGGATTAGAACTGACTGCTATAACCACAGCTGCCCATTCAGGGTGAATGATACCAGCAACGCCAACCGTTGCGAGTGTACGGCCTGCCCGAATCGGTGTACGGGCGATTTCTCCATTGCGTGGAACCGGACGCTGACAGATGAAGAGTTGGAAATCATTCAACGGATTGTGGACGATCACGAACGGAGGTGGAGCGAATGAAGGAGTACATCGAGAGGGTAACTGCGCTGAACGCGCTGATAAGGGCATTGGGGTATTGCCAGTGTGCCAATGATGTGATAACTCGTATCCCCGCCGCCGACGTTGCGGAGGTGAGGCACGGAAGATGGGAAAGGGTTTCAACCGCAAGCGGAATCATTTCAAGAGTTAGGTGCTCTGTTTGTGCTGGAACACAGCCGCTAACATTTGAGAATATGCCATACTGTCCAACGTGCGGCGCTCGCATGGACGAGGAGGACGGGCATGAGATTAGCTGATGTTGACATGATTTATGACGAAGTTGAGAAACAATATAAAGGGGCAACTGGCATTGAACGTAACTGTAACCGTAATTTTCTTAATTTGATTTGTCATGCCCCCACCATCGACGCCGTGCCTGTGGTCAGGTGCCGGGAGTGCATATACTACAAAATCTGCGACGAATGGGAAACTGGCAAGCGGATGCTATGCGAAATCCATCATCACTCATACTTAGACCACGACGGAGACGAACATTTTTGCTCTTGGGGCCAGCGAAGGGAGGCCGAGCATGATAAACACCCATCCGACCCGCTGTAATATCTGCGGCGGGCGTGTGACCTATGGTTCTAATGCCCGTGTCTATGGACGGGAGTACGGAAGCGGATATTGCTACCTCTGTGAGCAGTGCGGGGCCTATGTAGGGACGCATAAGCCCCGCCCACGGGAAGCCCTGGGTCTGTTGGCTGACGAACCGATGCGGACAGGGAAAAAGATGTGTCACGCTCTCTTTGACCCGCTCTGGCAGGGAAAGCCAAAGGCCCACAAGAAGCGCAACGACCTTTACCGCTGGCTGGCCCATGAGATGGAAATACCAATCGAGGATTGCCATTTCGGGTACTTCGACATTGACCAACTCCGGCGGGCGTACATCATTCTGAGAGGCGTACAGGACAAGCAGATGCGGTATGACAACTGCGGGAGAATCCATTTTGAGGAGGCCGCCCATGAGGTTTCGGAGTAAGACGGGCGAAGTCGCACTTACCATTGAACAGGCATTAGAGCAGTTTTGCGATAGCAAAAAAGATTGCGACTATTGCGAGCTTCGGGAACCCGTGCAGCAATACGCAGGGACAAAGAGGCCGTGTCATGAATACGTAAGAGCCAACCCTCACGAAGCCGCTCGCCTGATGGGCTATGAGGTGGTGGAGGATGATGAACCACGCACTTGTTTTAACTGCATTGGGTGTGAAATTGAGAAGGACTTTGACCCACAGGAAGGGTGCAAAAATTGGGTGAAAAGGAAGGAGGCCAACATGGACAAGCCGAGAATTTGTGAGGTGCTGGGGTTCGATGTGGGAGAACAATTCTACATTGCAGATTCGTACTGCAATCCATATCACATTACCCCGGAAGGGCTCATAGAAGACAAAGATGGGGACGTTCAAGACTGCATTGCATTAGACCTTATCAACTACCCCGACCGCATCATCCGCAAGCCCCGCTGGACGCAGCAGGAGGTGGAGGACGCAAAGAATATCAAGAGGATGTTCTGTTCTGGAACATTTCCAAATTTTACACATATCCAAAAAGACGAACTGGGGCGGCCTGCAATGGTAGATTGCCCTATGCGAGATAATAATGGGTGGTTCTTTGTTGGCCTGGAGAAAGGGATGTTCCCCTCTCTCCGTCCCGACGAAACCGTCACCCTTGACGAGATCATCGGAGGTGCCCAATGAGAGAAATCCTTTTCAAAGCCAAGCGGCTGGATAATGGTGCGTGGGTGGAAGGAAGTCTGATTACATACAAGGACGGCACAGCATTTATCTGTTGCGAGGACTATATTCCAGATGTCCTAAACAAGTACGAGGTCGACCCCTCCACGGTCTGCCAGTACACCGGTCTGACCGACAAGAACGGGAAGAAGATTTTTGATGGGGATGTTGTAAGACGAGAAACCGATTACTACGGAAAGCATAAAGTTTATGACGAACCAGTTGTATGGGAAGATGACATAGAAAAGGGTTTTTTGGGAGAACCGTACACAAGCGGATATTGCATTCACGGCGGTAATTGGGAAGTCATCGGTTCCATCCACGACGGGGAGGGGGGCAATCATGCTTAAGCTAAAGAACTGCCCGCATTGCGGCGGAGAAGTAATGCTCTGTAAACTGAATACTATGGTTTCTGTTGCAGAGTTTTCTATCGTATGCACAGAGTGCGGACTAGAAACGCGCATTTATGCAAACCCGATGGCGAATTGCTGCTTTGATATGGGCGAAGCGGTCAGGAGCATCACCGAAAAATGGAACAGGCGAGACGGGGAGAGCGGGCAGCATGAGGAGATCGTTGGAGGTGCGGATGAAGTGCAAGAAGTTTTTGGAGATGGGCAAAGATGAATGAATTTCTTCGCTTCATAGACAATCTTACAGAACGCCGGAAAGTTTGGCTAGAAATAGCATATTCTTCTGTTGTTGATTGGTGCATAATCGTACATCTTATTGTAGAAAACGAAAAGAAATGCGTAGTCAATGTACAACATTGTGATATGGAGTACGCATTTGCAAAAGCCCATGTTGAGTTGAAAGAGTGGCTTTTAGAAAATGAAGGGGGATATTGATGGTTCGTAGATACCATTTCCCTGGTGATATGTATTCTGATGCGCAGTGGGAGTGGGTATCGCTCAAACGCGCAGAAGGATATTCTATGCGGCAGCTATCAACTTTCTTGGGGCTTAACACAGATGCGATTTTAACGGCGTTGCGGGTCCGAGGATTAGCACCACAGGAAAGACCGACGGAGCCGCTTAACAGAGACGAGTTTAACGCATTGGCGGAGGTATATGATGCCAGATAATATTACAGCAGCTAGAATTTGCCCTAATTGCGGTAGAGAAGGAGTTGTTTATGGAAGTCATACGGTTATGGGAGGTAGGATAGAACGTCACAGGAAATGTCAATTTTGTGGAGAACGATGGGCCACAATTGAGAAGTATTACCGGCCAATCAAAAAAATCATGGGCTAGAGGTTGACAACTAGAATATCATGATATATGATTTAATGGGGATTTTTAAGAAAATTTAAAAATAACAAACAGTTATATGAAGGTTGTGTTTGGGAGTAATAAGTAATGGGCTTAACAAAATATGAGATGGAAACTATCTACAACTACAATCAGGAAGGGCCTCTTGCCTCCTGCTACACGATGGACCGTGCCTTGATCCGCCGCTTAGATATACTTGCCGAAAAACACAAAGAAATTACTTTACTTAGAAGTGGTGAAGGAATGAGGGAATATACTTTCCCCAAGAAGTGGATTAAAGTCCGCGCTCCAAAGGAACTGTCGGACGAACAGCGTGAAAACATGGCAAAGAGAGCGCGAGAGAGGTTTGGGTTTGCGAAGGTAGGTGATTAAATGTTAAAAATCATGAAAGAACTCTGGGATAAAAACAAGGATAAGCTCAGAACAGAACTGTCCTCAAGAGATGATCTGAATGAATGTAGCTATGTAGACCTTGTAAAGATTGCCTTTGATAAGATTTATAATGATGATAGCCGACTCGACAATGAGAATCTTTTTATAGACAGAGTTCACGAAATTGATGATGGCGACTATCAAGGGACTTTGATTTATCTGATTCCATTCAATTCCTACCAGCCGGACCCGGAAGACTATCTCATGACTTTTGCGTGGTATGGGTCCTGTTCTGGATGTGATGCTTTGCAATCCGCGCAATCATGGGGAGACGGAAAACTAACGGAGCAACAGGTAAAAGACTTTATGAACATCTGCAAAGACTTGATCTGCAACGCTATCAAACCTTACAACTATGGATGGAGACATGATGATAGATTTGATGTCGTGGAGGAGGGTGACAACTCTGAACAAGAATGATACGACTATGGAGCAGGGGAAAGAACTTGTTAAGCGCAAGATGAAGCCAAGAGGCGGGAACTCACCTGTGATTGGAGATAACGGGGTACATACTCAGCCCGGCGACAATGCTAAGTATGCTGGAGTGCTTGCGACTATCCTTAGTTGGGGGGATGTTGATAAGTCCGATGTTCAAGCTCTGGAAGATAGGTTCTGGAAGTTCGTTCACTATTGTTCGGAGCATGACGTTAGAGTGACCAATCAAGTAACATACCTTGCACTTGGCTTGAACAAAGATGAAGTGTATGATTGGGAAAATGGGCGTTCACGCAGCTCTGCGCACTCCGAATTCATTAAAAAAGTTAAGAAATTTTGCGCCGCTTACCGCGAAATGTTGGGCGCTGACGGCAAGCTAAATCCGGTAACTTTAGTATGGTGGCAAAAGAACTATGACGGCCTTGTGGACAAATCCGAGGTTGTTCTTACTCCCAACAATCCGCTAGGGACTATAACCGACCAAAAGCAGCTTGAAGAGCGGATCGCCGGGTCTGTGGTGGTGGAGGAGTAAACGACTATCAGCGACTATTTCAGGAACTTTTTGGAAGTCAAAGGACTATGAAACGACTATTTGGAGGCTGCGACTATGGATGAAAATCCGTCAGGAGTTATCGACTATAAATTTTGCCCTCTGCTTATGAGTGGATGCCGAGCAAGCGGTGGTATCACTTTGAACGATATGTATTTGTGCCCCGGCTCCCGCTGCGCCCGGTAGGACGCAAACAAGAGCCGTTGCGCTGTTCTCTCCCTGGCCCGCAACAAATAATAATACCCCGGCTTGCTCCCTGATGGAGTGGGCCGGGGTTGCTTTATGCCTTGTGTGGCGCTGTGCGGGCCGCTATGGGCCGTTTTGGCGAGTGGAAATATAGGGACACTACAGGGTGGCAAGGCCGCCTTGCGGGCCTGCAAATGGCCTTTACTGAAGCTTTGCGTTTTACCTTTCTCCTGCCCCGCTGGATACGGGCGCAAAAATGCCGCCTGCTGACCATAGGAGGCCACACAAGCGGCGGGAAGCTACTGGAGGGCATAGGGACATGAGCAAAAGAAAACCCGCCCCAGGAAGCTCCAGGGCGGGCGGTGGTATTATGCTAATATCTCAATTACAATCGGGTCATGTATGACGATCTCCCCAGAGTCCTCGCCGTAGTCCCACGAGTTGCCAGCAATGACGGCCACATAATCGCCGTAATAGTAGCCGTGCCGTTGCGCCTCGTTGATGGAGTCCCAACGCATAGCAGACACGCCGGGCAGCTCCTCGCCGGTATCGTCTCCGTTGTCCCAGATATGGGAGCAGTGGGACATAGTGCCGGGAGAAAACGGGACATCCTGGACGCGGACGCCCACGGCCTCATAGTTATATAACGCGCTGGCGGCTATATTCTCAACGCGCTGGATCATATCTGGGGACAATCTCATGTATAGCACCTCTTATTGATTGTATCTCGCCCGCTTGAGGCCGTCAAGATTTTTTGGCAAGCTCCCATATCACCATGAGCGGTAGGAGCAGAATAAAAAGTACGATCAAGCAAGGCACCCCCTTTCAACAGGGAGCGCCCCGGCGGGCCAGTAGCCGCGCCGGTAGACGATGCACCAACGGTCGAGATCGTAGATCAGCGCCCCGGCCTCTTGCCGGTATTGCTTGAGTGCTTGCCGGGCCTCTTTTTGGGTTTTGTAGTCCCCGCGTTCGTCTGTCCCTATATCGGGGCTGTATGTGATGATTTGATAGCTCATTCGGGGGTCACCTCCTCGCGGATATAGGTTGCTTGGTAGTATCCGCGCATATCCAGCGCGACATTATACCGCTTGCAGATGCGGCGGACTGTCTCGATGGTTTGCCAGGTCTCACGCGTGGGATATGGCCCGTTGTAGTTATGCCGGGCAATAAGCACCGGGACCGGCTCCGCATCGTCTGCGGTGGAGCGATAGATCGCGCTGCTGTCTGTCTGTATACCTACGGCCATAAGCCGGGCCGCGATACGGTCAAGGACTGATTTTTTCATTTTTTGCCTCCATTTCCAGCGTAAAAATGGCCCAGCGGAGCGCGGCGGCGCTTTCGGTATCCCGCTCACGTTCCGCCCGGCGGAGCAGGTCATAAAGCCGGTCAATCTGAATTTCATCAAGCGTTTTAGCCATTGTAATATTCTCCATTCTCCGGCGGGCGGGTCAAGACCGCGCCGCCCATCGCTCATTTATGAGCCAGTTTTCAAACTCTTCTTCGGTCATTTCCCCGATTTGCTCCCGGTATTTCTGCGCGTCTGCTAAATTGTCGAATGTGGCAAGGGTACAGCCCACACCATCGCCCACATAGTCCACGAAGAAAACAGGGGAAATATTTCCTTTCCAAAGCCAAATTGTGGGGCGGATTTCTCTTAAATTGTCCGGGTTATGCGAATAGATATAATCAAGGCTTTTTTCATAAACTGCCGTTCTATCTGCGTAATAGGCGGTGAAAAGCTGATTCATTTTCATTGCGCGACCCTCCTTGCGGCCTTGTTGACCGCTGCCCGGTTTGCGGCGTTTGCCTTTGCGCTGATGCTGCTATCATCAAACAGGATTGTAAAGCCGTCGCCCTGGAGACTTGCGGCCATTTCTGCGTAAAATAATGGTTGCGTATAACGATCTTTTCGATGATTTTTCCAGTGCTCCATGTATTGGCAATAACTCATGTTTTCTCCTTTCTTCCTGGTCACTGTTGCGAGCGGTGGCCGGGGCTTTTATTTGTTGGTCACAATAACGATCTCGTGGTTAGTGTGGTTTTTTACAGAGTCAAAATATATTTGGTTTACTTCTCGCCATGATAATAATTTGCTTGTGTAGTCCATTGCGCCCGTGCTCCTGTTTAATGCTATCACTTGATAATGCTTCATTTTCTTTCCCTCCCGGCCTGTGGCCTTGCTTTTCCCTGCCGGTTGTGTTACACTAGGGGCGACATGTGGCAGGCCATGCCGCCCCGTGTTCTTTGTTAGATAGCCGCTTACTTGTTCAGGGTAGGGCGGCTATCTTTTTTTACTGCTTGGGGATGGCCTCTCGGATAATGCGGGCCGCGTCCTGTGCGTCCTTGGCCGTGGCCTCTACCAGCCTTGCCAGTGTTTCGAGGTATGACGCTAATTCGGTTTGGGTCATGCTATCAATCTCCATTTCGTTTACCTCCTGCCCGGTGAATTCAGCTCGGTTTCCCTTGCTGTGATTGTATGATAGCATATTTGGTTATATATGTCAATAGGGTTTTATTGATTAAATGAAATAATTTTCAATGGAACAAGAACCCATGCGACACATATATTATATGTGAAACCAGCGTTTCCATTGAGTATACCTATATGACAAGCCGGATTGCGGGCCGGTACACCCCTGGGGGGTAGAGAAAGCGCCCGCCCCCCTACCTCACCACCGAATTGTGCGACACGCTCAAAAAGACCTTTTATTTGAAAAATATTTCAAAATTCTATTGACACATAAAGAAACACATGGTATAGTATAGTCAAAGGAGGCGGAGTAAATGAAGATTGGATATGTTAGGTGTTCGAGCGTAACGCAGAACCCGGAACGCCAGGAGGTTCTTATGGATCGGCTTGGCGTTGATAAGGTTTATATTGATATGTGTAGCGGAAAGAATATGCAGAGGCCGCAGTTGCAAGCCATGTTGGACTTTATGCGGGAGGGCGATACGATTATTGTTGAGAGTTTCAGCCGTCTTGCAAGGAGTACAAAAGACCTTTTGGAAATCACAGATATTATGACGGCGAAGGGTGTCGAGTTCATCAGCCAGAAGGAGACGATTGATACCAAGACTCCGGCGGGACGGATGTTGCTGACTATTCTCGCGTCCATCAGCCAGTTTGAGAGAGAGTGCATCCGCGAGCGCCAGCAAGAAGGAATTGAATTGAAGAAAGCTCGCGGAGAGTATAAGGGGCGTGTTCCTATTAAAATCGAGGATGCTGATTTTGAGGAACAATACAAGGCATGGCGTTCAAAAATCATTACAGCAAAAAAGGCAATGAGCAATCTTGGGTTAAAGCCGAACACATTTTATCGAAGGGTTGCAAAGTGGGAGGAAAGCCACGGACAGTATGACCCGAAACTGGACAGATACTATAAGGAGGATAACTGATGGATGAAAAAGTGTTCAATCATGGCCTGTTGTCTTATCTTGAAGAAAAAGTTGTAGAGAATGGAACGATGCACATAGATTCTGTTTTTCGATTTGAGAAAAACCCAGAAGATTTGCCTGCGTTCCTTTGGATAGCAAAAGAGAAAAATTGCACTATTGTTTTTGAAAACGAGGGATACACATTCAAGCCGCAGTCAGAAAACGACACAGGTGATGCCGCAATTCTTTCTGGGCTGATGATTTACATGAATATGGGGAAAACATTGTTTGGCAAGCGGGTAAATTATCTGATGAACCTTTTGACGAATGATAAATGGATTTCAAGTGAACCGGCCTGAAATTTTTCAAAATGCAAAAAGACGGCTCCATCACAGTAGCAGCCGCCTGTAAGCAGATGGGAATTAGCAGGAGTCAGTGGTATGTGCTGGCAAGGAGATCGGACTAAAATTCCGCGCAAAACAAAAAAGGAGATTTGAATATGTATAAGAAGGCAATACGGAACAGCAAGGCTCTGATTGTGTTTTGTTTGTTTGCAGTAGCGTTTGGGGCCGGTAATTTCATGTGGGGTATGGTATCAGGAAGGCTGTTTTCAATCATTTCAGGATTATTCTGCGCTATTGTCTGCGGATTTTGCGTTATGAGAAGTATAAAGACGATTGAAGCATATGTAAGAATGAAGCAACAGGCAGAAGCATTGATCGAAAGACAAAAAGATTTCATGGAGATAATGAATAAAATTCAGGGGAGGGTGTCCGAACAAAATGGACTGGATCAAATGCGCTGATAGGATGCCGACAGACGGGGAACTAATTCTTATCACGATTGAAAGTTGGATGGATAAGCATAGATATGTGTGGAAGACACAGGCAAGATGGCACAACGGTTTTTATGAGGTTTGGGAAGATGATGGACTTGCATGTGGGTGGGCATCTGGCCGATTTGCCGGGTCAAAGGTAACTCACTGGATGCCGTGGCCTGAACCGGCGGAGGATTAAATATGTATAAATATGATATACCGTATCCCAAACCTGACCAATTATCTTTGAACATTAACGGGATTCCGATCAATATTTCAAAAAGAAAAGACTACCTTATCTCGAAAATGAAAGCGCATAGGAGAGAAATGGTACTGTCTGGTGCTGATGAATGCGCGAAATATGAAATTTTGGATTATCATGGAAACATTATTTTGAGGAAACAATATAAAAAGGGAGAATATGACCAAACAAATTCAGAATACCATGTTAAAAAGGAAAAGAAAATCAATTACATTAGGAATGGCGATTTCAATTTGATCGCGGATGATAGCGGGAATATCTTAACCGACGAAAAAATGTTAATGTTCTTATATGACTTTCGATTTCATAACAGGATACCAGTGATGATTACCAATGATGCATTGGTATCACTTGCAACATATAAGCCGAAAACGAAAGAAGAATTTGTTTCTTTGCATGGTTTGGGGCAAAAAGTATACGACAAATGCGGAGAAATGTTTATAAATGCGATAGAAAATTTTGAAGAAAAGAAATAAAATATTGTGAGTGCCAAGTGCCTCTCCAGATGGAGCGAACAGTGCCAAGTGCCTTTTATCCTACGGGATAGGAGGCACTTTTTTAATGGAAATTCGGGAGTTGGTAAAGAGGGCATTTCAGAGAGATTTGTCCGACCCATCTGCGCTATCTGATGCGTTTGATTCGATCAGATTGTTGGAGCCAGAAGATTTTACGCTGGCGCATGAGCGGAACAAGGAAGTGCGGCGGCTGTCTGCGAAATTCGCCACAGAACAAAAAAGCATCCGTATGTTCGAGCTGAACAAGCGGAGTCTGCTGTTTGATGCGCCGTATGATTTTGATGCGCATTGCCGGTATATTGAGTGGAACCGAGAGCCCTCAAAGAGGTTCTACTTGCCCAGACGGAAGCAGTTATACAGGATTGCAAAAGCGTTGCAACGATTGGCCGATAATGAACTGGACCTACTGGCGATCTCTCTTCCCCCTGGAGTGGGAAAGACCACATTGGCTCTGTTCTTTCTGACTTGGCTTGGAGGGAGAAACCCAGAAAAGCCGATTTTGGGCGGTTCTCATTCGAACGCATTTTTGCGCGGAGTATATGACGAGTGTATTCGTATTATGGACCCGCAGGGGGATTATCTTTGGAATGACGTGTTTCCGGTAGTCAAGGTGGTCAAGACCAACGCCCAGGATATGATGATTGATCTTGGAACAGACCCGAAGAAGGGAAAGCGATTTGCAACATTGGAGTTCTCGTCTGTTGGGTCAGGAAACGCAGGTAAAGTCCGAGCTGAAAATCTGCTTTATTGCGATGACCTGGTTGATGGCCTGGAGAGTGCACTGTCGAAGGAACGAATGGATAAACTCTGGAATCTATACGCAACAGATTTGCGGCAGCGGAAAATTGGAGATTGCAAGGAGCTTCATATTGCGACTCGATGGTCAATCCACGATGTTATAGGACGATTGGAACAGTCCTACGGGGAAAGTAACCGGGCAGAGTTTATTGTCATGCCAGCGCTAGATGAAAATGACGAGAGTAACTTTGACTACGGGAACCACGCTGGGTTTACTACGGCATTTTATCATGAGCAACGCGAAGTAATGGACGATGCAAGTTGGCGTGCTCTCTATATGAACCAGCCTATCGAGCGCGAGGGTCAGTTGTATAGCGAGGATGAGCTGCGCCGGTACTTTGAGCTTCCTGATAGAAAACCAGATGCAATTCTGTTTGTGTGCGATACAAAAGACAAGGGCACTGATTACTGCGTCATGCCGATCTGCTATCAATATGGGAATAACTTCTACTGCGAAGATGTGGTATGTGACAACAGCAATCCAGAGGTTGTAGAGGCTCGGTTGGTCTCGAAACTCGTTCAGCACAAGGCTCAGATAGGACAGTTTGAAAGTAACAGCGCCGGTGGGAAAGTGGCGGAGAAAGTGCAGAAAGAAGTCAAAGAGGCTGGCGGAATTGCAAAAATCACGACGAAATACACTACCTCAAATAAGGAAACTCGGATAATAGTAAATAGTCCGTTTATTAAGGATCGTGTGCTATTCAAGGATAATTCTGTCATAAAAAAGGACAAGGAATATAGGCGGATGTTGAATTTCCTTTGTAGTTACACAATGGCGGGGAAAAACCGCAACGATGATGTCCCTGATGCGTGGAGCCTATTTGCCGAATATGTCCAACAACTTGAGGGAAACAAGGTTGAAGTATTTAAGCGGCCATTTTAAAATCTCGAATAATCCATTGCTAGCGTCATGTTAGCGTCAGGCGATAATCGCCCCCGAGTGGTTAATTTCTCCCGACCCTAACACCATTAGACACATATAGATATATAGGTTGTTATCTTAACAACGATTGATGTATAATATATTTGGGTAAACATAATTATCCAATTTTCCTCCCCTTTCGGGCTGTGACCAACCACGGCCCAAAGGATAACCCACTCCCCCGGCAGGGTATCTAGTGAGCAGATATTAAACGGAAAGGAGAGCCTCTCTTGTACGTTTCCTGCCGGGGGACTCCCTTCACGTTAGCCTGCTCCAGAGTTTCGCAATCGAAGCCGACATGCGGAGAAGATAACGATATACCCCTCCAATGCGTTGACGCCTACGTCCCTACGCGGGTATTAGTATTGGCGGGGACATATGCCGCAGCACGATGCAGCCCACAATCAGGGTCGGAGGGTCGCGCCCTCCATGCGGCAGAGCCGACAGTCATAGTGTCGGGTAAAAAAGCGGTGGCAGCTATGACCTGTCCCGGCGCTATCCCGCTGAAAACTACCTGTACCGGATCGGGTAAAGTACCATATGGCATATCCATATGACGCAGGTGTGACAATCTAAGCGGGAAGCGCACATACGCCGCCTCGCAGTTGCGAGAGACGGGAGCGGTGCCAAAGACCGAAAGGAGTCGTCCATTGAATGAAGATTGACGTTTATTGTCCTGTTTGCGCTGCCGCCGGTATCAATCATGGAAAAGGGCGGCTTTTGATGCAGGTGGATAGTAAGGCAGTTGGTATTGTTTACCCATACTGTAAGGCTTGCAAGAAGAACATTAAAATCGAATTGAAAGGCGAAAAGAGCGCCTGAAAATATATAGTTTAGTGCCAAGTGCCTCCGGGCAATGCCTGGACGAAGCGTGCCGAGTGCCGAGAGTGGACCTTTACGGGTCTGTTCTTGGCACTTTTTTTGTTGTTCTGGAGGTGACAAGGTGACTGAAAACGATACTGTTCGGGCTATATCCGAATGGCCGGTTGATGGCCTGACTGGTCGGCGCAAAATCTACACCGCAAAGAAGAAAGTCACCCCGGAAAACGTGGTGGAGGTGCTGGGTAAGGCGCTGGCCGTACATCGCATGAACAGGGCAGAAATGTCCTATTTGTTTGACTATTACAAAGGAAAACAGGACATCCGCTTAAAAGATAAAATCGTCCGCCCGGAGATCAACAACAAGGTGATGATTAACCGGGCGAACGAAATCGTGGTCTTCAAGTCTGCTTACCTCCTGGATGGCCCAATCCGCTATGTGTCCAACGGTGGAGAAGATGATATTTCCGCCAGTGTGAACACGCTCAACGAGTATATGCGATCTGAGAGTAAAGACACACTGGACAAGGAATTAGCGGACTGGATGCACATTTGCGGCATAGCGGTACGCATGGTACTCCCTGACGAAGCTGGTGAGGAGGACGGTTCCCCGGCATCCATCTACACACTCGACCCGCGAGCGGCGTTCTGCATTTACCATAGCGGCGTAGGGCAGAAAAAGGTCGCTGGTGTTCTGGAACAGGTAGACGAGGAGGGCCAGCCATACTTCTGCGTTTACACTCCTAAATGGTATTTCGAGGTGCAGAATGGCCAGATTACAAAGCAGGAAGACCGTACCATCCCCTATATCCCGATTGTAGAGTATGTAAACAACGATGCCCGCATGGGGGCCTTTGAGCCAGTCATCCCCATTCTGAATGCCATCAACATGATTGAATCCAACCGGCTTGACAGTATTCAGGATTTCGTCAACGCATTCGATGTGTTCCAAAACTGTGAGTTGGAGAATGGCCAGTATAAGGAACTGGCGAAGGGCGGAATGGCAATTACTATCAAGAGCGTTCAGCCCGGTATGGAGGCCAAGGTATATCGTATCGCCTCTGAACTGAACCAGACCAACACGCAGACCATTGTGAACGATCTGAAGGACGCATACCTGACCATCTGCGGGATGCCGAACCGGAACGGCGGTTCCTCTACCAGCGACACAGGGCAGGCGGTTATTTACCGAGATGGTTGGTCTGCCGCTGAGAGCCGGGCCAAGGACACGGAAAAGACATGGGAGCGGGCGGAGCGGGAGTTCCTGCGGCTGGTGCTGTATATCTGCCGGGAGACTGGCGATTTGGGCTTGCAGCTATCCGACATCAAGCCGGAGTTTACCCGCAAGAACCTGTCCAATATTCAATCCAAGGCGCAAGTGCTGGCGGAGATGCTGAACAATAGCAAGATTCATCCGAAGCTGGCGTTCCAGTACAGCGGGCTATTCAGCGACCCCGAGTCTGCGTACCGTATGAGTATGGATTGGTACGAGGAACAGCAACGCAAGATGAAGCGGAGCCTACGGGATGAGCTGGCGGAGGAACGGGCCAATGGGAACGATCCGGAAAATTCGCAGGACGGCGGCGGTGATGCTGAATGAGCGGATTCTATGACCTCACTGACAAAGCCATCGATATTTTGAACAGGAGGGCGGTCAAGCGGTTTGAGGATGCCAAAGACGAAGCGGCACTGGCGAAATTTGATGAACTCAATGTGCTGGAAGTCACCCGAACACTGTATCAAGACCTCGCCCATGATAATCAGGAAATCTTTCTTGAACTGGCGCAAGAGCGGTATCAGGAGGCCGAACCGCACGGAAAGGAACCACCTGATTTAGCGTGGTTACTGGCATTGCTGGCGGCGTACAACGCTGTGACGAAATACCAGTATTCCCACGAATGGGAGCGCAAGCGTGACCGCACAGCGGAGGCTATTAACTCGACCACCGCAAAGGTCACAGAGTTTCGACGGGGCCTTTCCTACTGGGCGCAGATGACGGAATGGTATGCGGTGGAAGTCACAGACCAATCCACACTGAAAGCATTTCAAGACAGCGGTGTGCGCTATGTGAAATGGAACACCATGAATGACGGGCGTGAGTGCTCCGCTTGTAAGGAACGAGACGGGAAAATTTATCCCATCCGGAGCATACCAAGCAAGCCCCACCCTGGTTGTCGGTGCTGGTATACCCCGGCGGAGAAAAAGTGAATTTAAGCGGCCCAGCCGTTTGAATATGGCCCCAGAGAAGGGGCGGTACAAATTTCCCAACAGCGAGAGAACGCTTAATAACCCAAAAACATAGTGAGAGAACACTTATAAAACCCAAAAGGAGAATTTACATGAAGATTTCCACCGACAGCATCCAGGGCTTCGCGGAAATGAGCGACGCCGACAAGGTTACTGCCCTGCTGGGGCTTGATGTGCCCGACCCGGTTGACCTGAGCGGCTATGTGAAGAAAGAAGTTTTCGATGCCAAGGCTACCGAGGCAGCCAACCTGTCCAAGCAGCTCAAATCCAAGATGACCGATGACGAGGCCGCAAAGGCGCAGGCTGACGCTGACCGCAAGGCGCTGGAGGACAAGTACACCGAACTTCTGCGCAAGTCCACTATTGCCGAGCACACCGCCCGCTATATCGCCATGCCGGGCTATGACGAGAAGCTGGCCCGCGAGACAGCAGAGGCGCTGTTTGACGGCAAGATGGATGTGGTCTTTGCCAATCAGCAGAAAGCCAACGCTGCCTATGAGAAGAAGTTGCGGGCTGATCTGGTGAAGCAGGACCCTAAGCCTGACGGTGCTGGTGGTGGAGATGGCGGCAAGGATGAGGCCGTGGAGTTTGCCAAGAAACTGGGCAAGCAGCGGGCCGATGCCCTCAAAAATGCAAACGAAGGTTTGAAACATTACTTTTGATTGAAAAGGAGAGAAACAGATGAAGTTTAGTAAGACTTCTGTTGGCGGCACCGTTGAAATTCTGGCTGCCGACGATTTTGTGGCAATCCCCATTTGTGTCACGGAAGCCTCTGCTGTCCCTGCTGGTATGCCCATGACTGCTGCGGGCAAGAAGGTGGCCGCTACCTCTTATGCTACCGCTGTTGGTATGCTGCTGTATGATGTGGACCCGACTGAGAATCCCAATGGTGCTCTGCTGGTACAGGGAGTTGTGGACAAGAAAAAGATCGAGGACCATGCAAGTATTACGCTGGACGCCACTTTCGATGTGCCCGGCATTATCCTGCGGGACAACATTGGCGTGAACGAGTAAGGAGGGATACATAATGGATTTGAGAGAAGTTTTTACTCCCGCTGCGATTGCGGCAAACTGGACTGAAGTTGCCTCCAATCAGATTCCTTATCTCGGTGCCACTCTGTTTCCGGCAAGAAAAAAGGCTGGCCTTGATCTGTCTTGGCTCAAAGGTTCCCGTGGTCTGCCTGTGTCTCTGATGCCCTCCGCATTCGACGCGAAGGCTACCTTCCGTGATCGGATTGGATTTGAGAAACTGGAGACCGAGATGCCTTTCTTCCGCGAGGGCTATAAAATCAAAGAGAAGGACCGCCAAGAGATGCTGCGGGTACAGGAGTCTAGCGACCCCTATGCTGCCGAGGTGATTGCCCGTGTATTTGACGATACCCGTGACCTTATTGACGGCGCGAACGTTGTTCCTGAGCGCATGATTATGCAGCTGCTGTTCCCTGAGGGTGGCGATGTGGGTATTGCGATCAAGGCAAATGGCGTGAACTATACCTACAAGTATGATACGGACGGCTCCTGGAAGACCTCTAACTACACCGCACTGACTGATACAGCCACTTGGGACAAGCCCTCTACGGCTGATCCCTTTGCGGCATTCAAAACGGTCAAGGACGCTATCCGTTCTAAGACCGGAACTGAACTGACGGTTGCCATTATGAACTCCTATACCTTCAATCTGCTTACTAAGATTGATGCAGTTAAAAATCGATATTTGACCACCAATGCGATTTCTCTTGCTTATCTGACTGACACAGAGGTAAAGGCTGTTATCGAGTCTACAGCGGGGCTTCGTATTGCGATTTATGACAAACAGTACCGAGACGAGAGCAAGGTGGCTCACGCTTTTGTGCCCAATGGCTATGTGTGCCTGGTTCCTGATGGAACTCTTGGCAGCACTTGGTATGGTACAACACCAGAGGAGGTAGACCTGCGTGGAGCGTCCAGCGCCGAGGTTTCCATTGTGAATACAGGCGTTGCGATTACCCGTATTCTTCAGGAGCATCCTGTAAATATCAACACTTTTGCGTCTGAAATCGTTCTGCCCTCCTTCGAGCGCATGGACGAGGTGGCGGTGCTCAACGTCCTGGGGGAATAATCGGGTCTGACACTCTAACCCTTTTCCCCGGCAGTCAGACCCTATTGGGGAAGCAGGTGTCCGAACTGGTAGGAGATGACCTGATGGTCAAGGCTGATGGTTCCGTGGTCGGTACGTTCCATCATGTAACGGGATACGCCGAGTTCAGTTCCGAGCCGGACGAGCAGGAAGGTTATTACTTCCCATTCCACTTGACCAAGACCGGGACCAAGATGACATTTAAGAAAAACGGTTCTCCGACCAAGCAGGACATCGCATTTGATCCGGATATTATTTTCCGGGTAACAAAAGATGACACCTTTGAAGTCCTTGTGGATGACAGCAGTGTTGTGAAGTTCAATTTTGCTGGGGCCACATTTGAGAACTAAAAAAGCGGGAGGCAGCATGAAGTTTATACCAAATTACCGCGTGTGTTATGGCGGTCGGTTTTATGAGGCTGGGGATCAATTTCCTATCAAGGCCGACGACGCGGATATGATGAAGCGGCACGGGACGGTGTTGGATGAACCGACGCCGCCTCCCGCTGCTGAACGAAGGGCCGGGAGACCGAGGAGGGGGAATAATGGACAACTTAGCGAGATTGAAACTCCGAACCGAAGAGGTTGACGAAACTGTCTTGCAAGATTGCCTAGAGAGCGCAAAGTCAGCGATTATGGCCCGACGTTACCCTTTTCAAGAGTGGCCGGAGGAACTGGAGAGCCGGTATTTGGATTTGCAGTTCAGGGTAGCTCTTGCAATTTATAACAAGCAGGGCGGCGAATTTGAGACCGCCCACACGGAAAACGGTGTGTCCAGGTCTTATGGTTCTGAGGGTATTCCACAAGAGTTGCTTTTGGAGGTTACTCCGATGGCAAAAGTCACAAGTTGATATTGCTGGGGGACAGCGGTTAGCTCCCGTTGGCGCACCTGCATTGCGCCTAACCCCTTCAATATACCTATGCAGGAGGTAAAAATGGGAAAATTTGTTGATTTAACTGGCAAGAGATTTGGGATGCTCACAGTTCTGTCACAGGCTGATAAAAACAAGTGCAACCATATTGTCTGGCTCTGCAAGTGTGACTGCGGGAACACAAGTCTTGTAGAAAGCGGATCTCTTATCGGTGGGAGAACAAAATCTTGTGGTTGCTTACAAGAAAAATATCTGCACGCTCGCAAAATTGGGAAAAGAACACACGGAAAATCACAATCCAGACTTTATGCAGTTTGGAAAGGCATGAAGCAAAGGTGCAACGATCCCAATAGCGACAATTATTATAGATACGGTGGTCGCGGTATATCTGTTTGTTTTGAGTGGGAGTCTGATTTTACTGCATTTGAAAAATGGGCTATGGAAAACGGCTATGATGAAACAGCTCCACAAGGTAAATTTACAGTAGATAGGATTAACAACGACGGGAATTACGAACCATCAAACTGTAGGCTTGTGGATATGAAAACGCAATATCATAATCGAAATTTGCCAAAGTCCATTAAAGAAATTTCTGAGGAACACGGATTAACGTACGATGCGGTACGCCAGAGAATGAAGAAAGGCGCAAGCATAGAAGACGCGCTCAAAAAGCCGCTTCGGAAGAAAGTGAGAGTCCTAATTAACGGACAGTACAAGACTGCAAAAGAGCTTTCCAAAGAAAGCGGAGTTCCAGAACCGACGATATACTATAGAGTAAAAATCGGGTTATCTGGAGAAGACGTTATTCATATGTAAGGGGGATGATTGTTTTCAGAAATTTAATGATTAACTGTCAGCCTGTATTCTTCAAAAACCTCATTGGAACAGAAGAATTGATGGATGAATTTGGTAACAGCCTCGGAAGTTACCTCCCCATTTACAGCGAATTGAAATCCACTATGCTCTGCGTCTCCCCTAACAAGGGCAATTCTGAGGTGGAACAGTTTGGCTCTCTGGAGGATTACGACCGGACGGCTACCACCGCCGACCCGCATTGCCCCATCGATGAGAACTCCGTGCTGTGGGTAGACGGGGCCGATACAGACGGCCCGTATAACTACATCGTAAAGCGGAAAGCCCCGTGGAAAAATTCTACGCAGTACGCCATAAAGAGGGTCACTGTGTCGGAGTACGAGGCAGAAAAAAACCTGTTCGAGCAGAAAGCAAAAGCGGAGGCCGCCTATGCCGACCATAAAACTGAAACTGAATACGGACTTCATCAATCAGGCGTTGAAGGAAGTCAAGGCGTACCAGAAGAAAGTTGAGCAGGCACCGAAAAAGCTGATTGAATACCTGACAGCGCAAGGCGTTGAGATTGCCAAAATGAACGTGTCTGACATGAACGCCTACGACAGCGGGGAGTTGTACAACAGCATCCACGCCGAGCAAAAGTCTGGTGTTGGGTATGTCATAGCGGACGCTGCCCATGCCGCTTTCGTGTGCTTTGGCACCGGCATCGTGGGAAAGAACAATCAACACCCGAATATCGCAATCGCTGGGTGGAAGTATGACGTGAACGACCACGGAGAACTGGGGTGGTGGTACATTGGACGTGATGGGCGGGCGCACTGGACCAAAGGTATGCCGTCCAGGCCATATATGTACAACACGGCACAGCAACTCAGACAAATGGTCATCCCGGCGGCAAAGGAGGCGTTGAAGTGATTGACGTGGAGAGCCTGATATTCAGTCAGGTCGCAGAAGCCCTCCGGGTGGCTTTTCCAGGAATATTCGTTAGTGGCGAATATGTAGATACCCCCGCCAAATTTCCCGCTGTTACTATTGTGGAGAGCGATAATGCGATAGTACAGCGAATGCGAACGGCCAACATTGAAAATGCCGCAACGCTGATGTATGAGGTAAATGTTTACACCAATACCGTCGGCTACAAGAAGTCCGAGGCAAAAGACATTATGGAAGCCGTTGATGGCGAATTTTCCAAACTGGGATTTGCGCGGACAATGTGCAATCCTATTTCAAACCTGAGCGACGCCACGATCTACAGAATGGTGGCAAGATACACAGCCACGGTAGACAAGGATTTGTGGGTTTACCGTGCAGACTAATTCAGAAAAGAGGTAATTTACTATGGCAAGTCCGAGACTTTCTACTGCTGGAATGACACTTCAGTATGCCGTTGAGACTTCTGCGGGTACTCGCCCCACTACTGGATATATCGAAATCCCGGAAGTAAAGTCCATGCCTAGCTTCAACCCGTCCCCGAACACCATTGACTCTACTACCTTGAAGGAAACGGAGTACATGACCTATGTGCAGGGCCTCAAGGACCTGGGCGGCGCTCTGGAGTATGGCGCTAACCTGACCGAGGACCTGATCGACGCTTGGGATACCCTTATGGGCGCCTATGACGGCGCTATTGATGAAGGAAAGCAAGTGTGGTTTGCGGTGGTTCATCCGCAGCTGGCAGATGCTACTTACTTCGTTGGCACCCCGGCCCCCCTTGGCCTGAACGAGGCAAGCGTCGGCTCCATGCTGGAAACCACGCTTTATATCACGCCAAATAGTGCCCCTGTGATGGCGGCAAAACCCACCGAGGGACCCTGATTAACAATCTTGAGGAGGCATACAAATGAGCGAAAAGACCATTGATATTCAGGACATCGTAAAGCCTGCCCGCCTGACTGATGATAAGACCGGGCAAGTTTATGTCCTGGATTTTTCTCGTGAGAGTATTGTGTTTGCTGAACGTAACAAATTCAAGCTGGAAGATGCCATTGAGTATCCTGTTACTGGCATGAGGGACCTGTTCTACTATGCGTTCCGCAAGAACCACCGGAATATCTCTAGGGAAAAGACAGACAAGTTGATCGAAAAGTGGGGCGGCGGCATCCCGGAGGAACTGGTGAAGCGGCTCATTCAGCTTTATCAGCAAGCTCTTGCGGCCAACTCTATCGTTGTTGACGAGGACGCCGCAAAAAACTCCGGACTGACTCTGGAGCTGTAAAGGGTCCGGAGTCATTTGAAGAACTGTTCGTGCGTGACTGTTCGTATTATCTCTCTATCGGTATGACATGGGAGCAATACTGGAACGGAGACGTGTGGATGGTGAACATTTATAGGGAGGCTGATAGACGTCGTATGGAGCGAACAAATGCGGAGTCCCATTTGATGGGAATGTACATTTATGAGGCTTTGTGCGACGTCTCCCCCATTCTTCATGCTTTTGCCAAAAATGGTGCAAAACCGATAGAGTATCGAACGGAGCCATATCCTTTGTTTGGGAAAGATAAGCCCGAAGAGAAATCTGAACAGCAGGAAGAGCGGGACGCATTGTTTGCAAAGGCGTATATGAGCCAGATGGTAAGGGCCGGAAAGAGCTGGGGGAAGAAATAGCGTCCCCGTTGCACCTTGAAAACTTCATAGAGATAGCGGAGATTTTGATTGATTTCCTTCCGTTGTGTGATGTATCATATAATGAAGGGGGGCGATTAAAATGAAGAAATTTTTTTCTGTACTATTTGCCTTTTTAATGATTATCGGGTTAACGTCATGTGGCGAGAGTACTGAACATGAATATCATGATACATCAGATTCTAACAATCCAGAAATTGCAAGCACGGAAGATGTGGAAAACGCATTTTTGCAAAATAGAAGCTTTCGTGTCGATATTGAGTCAATCAATGAAACGGGTAGCTACTATAACTTAGAAATATCTTTTGTCGGAGAGAGCGCAAGACAGGACGACCCGAGTGTATGTGCAATTGATGTAGATCGATTGATTGAAATTATTTGCGAGAATAATCAATCTGTGTATAAATGCCTTGGGACAGTTATCTTTAATTGTCCATCAGAGGAGAAAAATTTGCAAACTTCTATTCAAATTCAGGAATACAAAAGCGGAGATGATATAGCTTTTTGTGATACCATGAATGACAAAAGTGAACTTGTTGTTATAACAAAAGAAGATGTAGACTCCACTAAACAGGATGCTCAAAAGGAACTAGATGAAGAATTAAGTCAGAGAAGAGACTTAAATATTGGCGATACTTTGTATAGTGACAATAAAATTTCTATAGTATATAATGGTGTAGTAGAGTATGAAACGGTGTATGCTGCTGATAATCTGGATGTTCCAAAATCTGCAATGGTTTTTTCTGTTGTCAATAAAACGGGCCAAAATCTAACAATTGGATTTTTTGACTTGCATGTAAATGGAGTTGATAGTGGACATATCACAAGCCATTCAATATCAGCAAATGAAGAAAATCTTATTGAGGTCAGATTTGATGAATTGCCAGAAGTAGTAGAAGATATACATGCAAGTGGGAACATCATGTTTGATGATTACTCAACCTCAGATTTTAAGTTCTGAAATTTAATAATCGCCCTCCGCTTAGGAATAGGCGGAGGGCCGTTTTATTTCTAGGCGTATCGAGGTTTCCGCTATCTCTATGAAGTTTGAGGTAGCGGAATTTTATATTTTAGTGCCAAGTGCTTTATTGCCAAGTGCCAATATAGAAAGGTGGTGGCAATATGGCCGTAGATATTGATAGCCTGCAAATTGAAATCGAGGCGACGTCCAGTGATGCAGCAAAGAAGATTGAGGCGCTTACTACTGCATTGACCGGGTTAAAAACTGCGGCTAAAGGAGGGGCGGGGCTTACAACCACCACAAAGCAGTTAAAGGCACTTTCGGAAGCAGCAAAGCTAATCAATGGCGCAAATCTGAATAGTGGAAAAATAAAAGAGTTCACGGCTGCAATGAATAGCTTGGCTGGTATCCAAAAAGCAAGCGGCCTTTCCTCCGCGATCAACGCACTAAAAAAACTTCCTGAGATTAGTGCGTCGCTCGAAAAGACAGACCTTGGTAAATTCGCAAAGCAGATGGAGCAGGTGGCCGCTGCTGTGCGGCCGCTAGCGACAGAAATGCAGAAGGTATCCAATGGATTTTCAGCATTTCCGATCAGAATTCAGAGGCTTATTCAGAGCAACGCAAGTCTGACGGCATCAAATAGCAGAGCGGCAAGAAGTTTTGGCGTTCTTGGAACTGGTATCAGTTCTGCGGCAGCTAAATTTAGTATCTATTATTTAGCATTTAAGCGACTTGCCGATGTTATTTCCGGCTGGATAAAGTCGGCTAATGACTACGTTGAGACAGTCAATTTGTTTCAGGTCTCCATGGGTGAGTTTTATGACGAAGCCTATAACTATGCCATGCTGGTCAATGACCGACTTGGCATCGACCCCGAAGAGTGGATGCGTGCGCAAGGCGTGTTCATGTCTATGGCAAACGGTTTTGGGTTAGCACGGCAACAAGCTTATGACCTAAGCGAGGGCTTGACAGAACTGGCCTATGACCTGAGTTCTCTGTATAACGAGGACACAGAACAGTCGGTCTTACGTTTGCAGTCTGCCCTTGCTGGCGAAATTGAGCCTATCCGTCGCTTAGGTATTTCGATTAGTCAGGCCACCTTACAGGAATATGCGCTTGCTCATGGCATTGATGAAAGCGTTATGTCTATGACAGAACAGGAAAAGGCATTACTGCGGAGTCTGGTTCTGATGGAGGGGGCCTCCCGGATCGGGGCTATTGGAGATTTTGCAAAAACCTTGGAATCCCCCGCAAATGCTATGAGAGTGCTGCGCCAGCAAATTACTCAGCTTGGTCGAGCGATTGGCACGGTGTTTGTTCCTATCCTCATTCAGGTAATCCCATGGGTTCAAGCATTTGTTGAGATATTGACGGAGGCAATTCAGCGGTTTGCTGTTCTGGTCGGATTTGAAATGCCGGAATGGGAAACCAATGATTGGGGAGAAGATATCAAAGAAAATGCTGACTCCGCTGCCGATTCCGTTGGCGATACAACTGACGAATTAAAAAAGCTAAAGCAGCAGCTTTTAGGAATCGATGAACTAAATATCATTGGTGCATCCAACGAAATCAAATTGGATACTGGAGAAGTCGGAAAATGGACCGACGATCTTGAAATACCGGATATTTGGGACAAAACCGCCCTTGATGCGTTAAAAAAGCAAGTGGACGAAATCAAACCTGTTTTGAAAGACTTGCTTGACAACTATATCATTCCCATCGGTTCTGCACTGCTTGCGTGGAGAATTGCAAGGACGTTGTTTACAGATATCGGCCGCCTCAAGGCTTTGCTAGGCGGGTTGATGTTCACGGTAGGTATTTCTTTGCTAATTGACAGTGTAAAAGACATTCTTTTTGGGGATGGGCTAACATGGGAAAACATCCTAAAAGGCGCAGCTGGAGGAGCACTTGCTGGGGCTGGACTTGGCCTGCTTTTGGCTAAGAAACTTGGCCTCACTTGGGCTGGCGGAATGCTGCTTGGAGCTGTTGTCGGTCTTGGACTTTCCTTGATGGTCATGTCCATTGCCTCTCAAATCAAAGACGGACTGAACTTTGGGAATGTCCTTTTAGGTGCTATTGGCGGTGCATTGGCTGGAGGAGCGCTTGGCGGATACTTTGCATTCAGAAAAAATCTAAATCCTGCGCAAGGGGTTCTTGGTGGCATAATTGCAGGAATTGGCGTGTCTCTCTTGATTTCGTCTATCACGTCGATTCTTCAAGATGGGCTTAATATTGGAAATGGGATCATGGGCCTCATTGGCGGAGCTTTGGCTGGATTTGGCATCGGCGCAGTCATTGCTGGAGGAGCTGGAGCCGCTTTCGGTCTAGTAATCGGGGTTGGATTATCTCTTGTGATTATGGGAATTACTGCACAAATTAAAGAGGGCGCTGCAACTCTTTCTGGTGGACTGATGACAATACTCGGGTCTGTATTAACTGGTGCGGGAATCGGCTCCGTTGTTCCTGTTATTGGTACTGCTGCTGGTGCCGTTATCGGACTTGGTGTTGGCATTGTTCTCGAAATTGTTGGTGTAGAAACGGCAGCAAATGCGGCGTATGCGGCGTCAGAAGATTTTGCAATCATGGCGGACATTCTTGACCGTTGCACAGAAGCGTCTGAACGCACAGACCAAGCGTTTACCAATATGAAAAATCGTTTAGAAGATTTTGATTCGTCTATTGCTGATTTCCAAGTTGCCAGACAGCTTGCAGATGAAATTTATGCCATTAACGATAATGCAAATGCATCTGCTTATGAATTAGATCAAATGGCGGTAAAAGTTCAAGTTCTGAACGATTTGAACATTGATGGGCTACATTTGGAAATTGATGAAACAACACAACGAGTTAAAGAAAGTAAAGCCGCCGTTGACGAGCTGATTGATTCTTTGGAGCGAGAGGCCAAAATGGAAGCCCTGCGAGAAATGCTTGTTGAGAGTTATAAAGAGCAATATCAGGCAATGCGTGATATGCAACAGGCGGCAAAGGATTATGATGCGGCCGCAGAAGCATTAAATAACACACAAAAAGAACTCAACGAAACAGACATTTTCAGTTGGGGGAAAGCCAGAGAACTTGTCGCTGCAAGAGAGAAAGAAACCGAAGCGGCAAAAGCCGCACAGGAAACATACATGCAATCGGTTCAGCTATACAGTGATCTTCAAAGTGAAACTCAAGGTCTTACAGATTCTATTATTGGGTTAAAGCAAGAAGAATCTGGAGTTGGAGACGCCGGTATTGATGGAATGGAAGATTTGAAAACGGAAATCAATCATTTTAGCCAATCTATTGATATGAGCCAGTTTGAAAATCTAGGAAAGCAAATGGCAGATAACATGTATAAGGGATTCACCAGTTCTGGCCTGCTGCAAGATGCCATCAAAAATCTCGGGAATGGCGCATCGTATAGTTCGGAAAATTCTTCTTCCCGTTCGGCCAACAGCTATTCTGTTCAGGATATCACTGCATACGCGTCCGGCGGCTTCCCCGAGCATGGGCAAATGTTCATTGCCCGTGAGGATGGGCCTGAGCTAGTTGGTCAAATGGGCAACCGAGCAGCGGTGGCGAACAATGACCAAATCGTTGACGGTATCGCTTCTGCTAATACCGGAGTCATCAATGCGGTCATGGCAATCGGTGCAATGATTACTAAGGCAGTCAACGATAAAGATACAACAGTTTCTCTGGATGGCCGTCAGGTGTCGAGGAGCCTGTACAAATACAACCAACAGACGCAGCGAGAAAAGGGCTCTCCCATTACATGAAAGGCAGGATAAAACGTGACATTGACTGTAAACGGAACGGATTTGACGCCTTATATTGCGTTCGGCGGCGTACAGTGGCAAAGGGCTGATGTAGACGGCCCAAATGCCACACGCTCAATCGATGATGCGTTTCTTACGAGAGATCGGATAGCCATAAAATATCGATTGGATATTACTTGCCGCCCATTGACGCTAGAAGAAGCAAGCCTCGTTCTCTCCTCTATTCTGCCCGAGTATGTCACAGTTACATATACAGACCCTATGGAGGGCGGAGATGTAACAAAGCAAATGTATTCAAACAACATCCCCGCCCAATTCCTAATCAAGACCAGAAATGGGAAAGAGTTATGGGGTGGAATCACATTCCCTCTGATTGAAAGGTAAAGAAATGGCAGTTAATCGAATTCTCGTTGGTGATATAGAAATAACGGGGATTTATAATCTGACGTCCGGAAACGTCAATTTAACTACTTCTCTTTTAAACGATGTCCTGGAAATGGACACGCTTGATTGTGACTTTAATAGTCAACTGGATAGTTCCACAATCTTGGCTACCATTGGGGAAAAGGTGGTTTACTACCATGGAGATCAGCAAAGACAAACCCTCTATGTAGATAGTATCAAACGAACTGGGCCTAGTTCCTATCATCTGTATGCGATATCAGCGGTATCCAAGCTAGACACTATGCTCCATCCCGGCGGAATTTACACCGGACAGACCGCAGAATCAATCATAAAGAATATTTGCGGTGAAATCCCCGTTATTGTAAAAAGCAATCTAAAGAATGTTAAGGTGTATGGATGGCTCCCCTATTGTAGCCCACCGAACAGCTCCGCACGAGACAATCTCAATCAAGTCCTGTTTGCTATTGGCGCTTGTCTTACTACCGATTTGAATGGTGTTTTGCGAGTGGAGACGTTTTGGGATGGAACCATATCGACAATAGATACGAAAAAGACGGACATGGCTGGCTCAGTTACAGATAATCAAAAAATTAGCGCGATCTCTGTTATTGAACATCAGTTTGCGGAAGGACAAGAAAGCCAGGAGTTGTTTAATGGCACAGCTCAGAACGGCGATCTAATCATTTTCAATGAGCCGATGCATACCCTGTCTGCTTCCGGATTTTCCGTTTTGGAAAGCGGAGCAAACTACGCAAAAATCTCTGCCGGTACAGGGACGCTTACGGGGCTGAAATATATCCACAACAAGCGAAAAATTGCAAAGGTAATCAATGAAAATGTACCTGAAAATGAAAAAGGCAAAGAAAATGCAACCCTTGTTTCTTTGGTGAATTCAGTTGCAGTTGCTGAACGGTTAGCGAGCTTCTATGCATGTAATAAAACACTTCAAGCTTCGTTTCTGACCGAAAAGGAAAAGCCCGGACAAGTTGTAAAGGTCATGGACCCATACGATCACGAAATCGTTTCTGCTTGTATTGAGTCAATGGATGTAAACATGTCCTCAACGCTGAAAGCGAATGCCGAAATGCGAATTGGATTTATTCCGTCGCAAGTTAATGATTTCAAAACATTTGATGAACGCATCGTGCTCACCGGGTCGGGAACTTACCAAATCCCGGCTGGGACTACTTTGATCCGCTATGTTTTGATTAGCGGGGCCCAGGGAGGACATTGCGGGCAAAAAGGTGGGGATGTTGGCACGTCACCGTCTGTATCCTGGACCAATCCTCCACCATTTGAGAACCAGTTACGCGGCTGCGGACTTGCGAACGGCGGTGCAGGCGGAAACGGCGGTGCTCCGGGCGCGGGGGCCAGAATCCTTGAAGGAACCCTGGATATCTCCGGGATAGACTCTATTGTATACAGCTGCGGCGTAGGTGGCCTGGGTGCTGCCTATGACCCGGATGATCCGGATGGCTCTGCCGGCAGCGACACAGAACTCGGCGCTGCAACCACAGCTGGAGCACAAGCCTCGGAGGATGGATACACAGATCCCATCACCGGGGAAAAATACGGAGGAATCGGTGACCAGGGAATCCCCGGAGGCAAGGGCGCGGGGAAGGCGGCCAAAGTCACAACCATCAACAGTGATACTGTTCAGCTCTTTGACCCCGCTGAAAACGTTACCGACGAGGACGGCAACACTTGGAACGGAGGCTTGACAGAATCCGATACAGATGATCCAGAACGTGTCGCTATGAAGGCACGAGAGAATGACGGCGCTTACATTTGGTATAGTCGAGGTTTAGGTGCAGGTGCAGCTGCTGGTAAAAATGGTAACGGCCCCGGGCCCGATGCATCAGTGTCTGTACGCTCGTCATCAATTAAGGCTACTGCTGCATCTGGTGTAAATGGCGCGACACCAACCCTGACGCCAAAAAAGCCTACCCAATATGGAAAAGGCGGCCGCGGCGGTTATGGCGGCGGCGGTGCCAGCTCAGGAGGGCTTGCCGTCGGCTCCACGGATTCCTCGGATTACACGGTATCAATCACCGCTGGAACCGGGGGAATAGGCGGTAATGGCGGTCCTGGGGGCCCTGGCGGAGATGGCTGTATCATCCTGTACATCAGCCGACGCGTTCCACAGGAACGCGGGCCGCTGGTGACTTCGGATACGAAGTGGTTTTTGGACAAGTATGGCCGAAGATTTATCACTTGAGGAGGTACAAATGGCAACAATTGAAGAACTTACTGCAAAAGTTGCTGAACTCGAACAACAGATGGCAGCAATCACGGCCCCGCCTACCGAGTATTACACCAGTGCTTACAGTGGAGAAGAAATTGATGCGGCTGTCAAAAAAGTGTCTGAAGGATTGGCTGGTGGCGTGACCTCCTTCAACGGCCGGCGTGGCGTGGTGGTGCCCCAGGCCGGGGACTACAACGCCACACAGATCCCGGTGAGTGGGGAGCCGGAGGCGGAGACCGTTGCGGCGGCTTTGTCCAATAAGGCGCCCGGCGGATATGGACTGGGAACGTCAAATCCGCGCCACATTGACGATGCCAATAATGCGTTAGAATCCGGCTGGTATTATCTTGATGCGTCTACGCTCAATGGACCAGAAAGCGCAGAATATAGCAACGTGATGTTAGTGCTTACTCGGAACAGTAATCCCCAAACAGTCCAGGTGTCCTTTAATGTAACCGATCTGGCGTTCGAACTTCGGCGCGTTTGCACAAACGGGGTATGGAGTCCTTGGGAGTGGGTCAATCCCCCCATGCAGTTGGGCGTCGAGTACCGCACCACTGAGCGGTACAGCAACAAACCTGTGTTTGTGATGGCCGTGAACGGCGGGGGGTTCCCGAACAGCTCGTCAAAGAAGATTGACGTCCAAATCCCGGATACCAGCGGCCAGGTAAAGATGCTGGATTGCTATGGCGTATTGGATAACGGAACGCAAATTCCGGGGCTTTTTGGAGAATCTGTTTTCGACGCATCAAACTATCTTGGCCTGCTTACACAAAACGGGAATGGGAAGTTCACAATTTCGGTCGGGTCTGGCCGTACAGTCGGATTAAACTTCACCTTATTCTTGAAATACTGGAAGGAGGGCACATGAAGATCATCAAATACCAGCTGGCGACAGAAGTCAACCACGGCACCCCCGAGGAACCGGACATCGAGACGGTGCTCTCCGGTGTTACGATGCCCTACACGGAAGCGAATTACGCTATCGCCCAGGCGGAGGCATATCAAGGGCAGATTACCGTGGAGGACGATGGACAGCCGGAGCCGGAACCTGGAGCCGAGGACATTACTCTTGATATGCTGGCAGACCATGAGGAACGCCTGTGTATGCTGGAACTCACCACAACTACTGTATGACAAGGAAGGAGCAGGACCATGACAACTGTATACAATCTTTGCAAGCTGCTGATTGACCGGGGGCGGACCGAGGGCCTTCAGGAGAAGATGGACGTGTATCTCGCGGCCGACAGGCTGACCCCAGAGGAATACAGCGCCCTCAGTAAGATGCTGACTGCGGAGGTGGCAGAGTAAGGAGGCCCCAACAATGGACGAGAAGTGTATTCTGGACCCGCAGAGGGATTGCCTGGGCCTCCAGAAAGCCAACATGCTGGAAAAGCAGATGTCGGAATGGCGGGAGGCATCCCGCAGCACACACAAAGAACTCTTTGACCGGATGCGGGAACTGGAAAAGGCGGAGGCCGCCCGGAATGAGCAGTACGACAATATCATGGAGAAGCTGGACCGGCTGATCGCATGGCAGGAGGCCGAGCAGGCCAAGCCGAAAAAGCGGTGGGAAGCCATCGTGGACAAGTCCGTATGGGCGGTTCTGGCGGCTGTGATTGCGTTTATTTTGGCCCGCATTGGGCTGTAATTTGAAAGGAGCTTACTTATGACTACCAACGAAATTCTGAACAAGTACACCACTGGCGAAATGGCTCTGTCCGAGGCGAACGAGGCTCTGAAAAAGGCAGGTGCGGGCTTTACCCTGGACCCCAACCGCAACGTCATCACTCAGGAAGAGTTTGTGGCGACCACGGCAGGGGATACCCCCGACACCGTCAACGGCTACGGCCTGATGGACCACGGCGTGGGCTGCATGGAGAAGGTGTATGTGGTAGGCGGCAAGACCGTGGATGTGAACATGGGCGAGGAATATGCTCTGGTGTACATCGCCGGCCACAAGTACGAGCTGAAGGGCGACACCCTGGTGGAGCCGGAGGTGTAAGACATGAAAGCTATGCTGTCCCAGCCGATGGCTGGAAAAACCGATGAAGAAATCATCGCAACCAGAGAGAAAGCGATCTCTGCCCTGAAAGAAAAGGGATACGAGATTGTGAACACCCTATTTACAGACGAGTGGTATAGCAAAGAGAAGATGGAGGAGCGCGGGGTCGTCCAGATTCCCCTGTGCTTTCTCGCAAAGTCTCTGGAAAACATGAGCCTCTGCCATGCAGCCTACTTCTGCAAGGGCTGGGAAAAGGCCCGTGGGTGCAGGATCGAGCATGAGGCGGCCACCGCATACGGACTCACCATCCTTTATGAGGAGGGCTGATATGGAGACACTGAAGAAGCGCCTGGGCAATCTGCTGGCAGTCAAGAGCATTGTCACCATCACCCTGACGGCGGTGTTTGCCTACCTGACCTGCACTGGCGGCGTGACGGCAGAGCAGTTCTTGACGGTGTTCACCGTGGTGATCGCGTTCTATTTTGGGACACAGGCGGAAAAGCGCGCCCAGCAAAGCGGCGGTGATAGCCAGTGAGTTACACGCGAAAGGAGCAGCTGGCGAACCCCGGGAACTATGGCGGTTCCCGGAACGCCAGCCAAATCCGATATCTGGTGTACCACTACACCGGGAATGACGGGGACAAGGCGGCAAACAACGCCGCGTACTTCCAGCGGAACATCGTCAAGGCCAGTGCCCATTACTTTGTGGACGATACCACCGTATATCTGTCCGTCCCCGATCTGAAGATTGCGTGGTCCGTCGGCGGCAGCAAGTACGCCAACGCCGACAAGACTGGCGGCGGCACCATGTACGGCGTCATCACCAATACCAACTCTATCAGCATTGAGATGTGTGACACCATCCGGAACGGTGTCTATCAGGCCAGCGAGGCAACCCTTGCCAACGCTGCCGCTCTGGGCCGGGAGCTGATGGAGAAGTATCACATCCCCATTGAGAACGTGTACCGTCACTTTGACGTGACTGGGAAGCACTGCCCGTCGTACTTGGTGAACGCCCAGAAGTGGGCAGAGTTCAAGAAGAGACTGGAGGTCAAGATCATGGACAATACACCCAGCGGCGCCCACAAGGAGGGCGTGGAATGGGCCGTAAAGAACGGCATCCTGACGGGCAACAGCGAGGGAGACCTGATGCTCTCCCAGCCCGTTATCCGGCAGCAGATGTGCACTATGTTGCATCGGCTTTGGGAGCTGATGAAATAAGAGGAAGGACGTGAGACTGTGAGCGCAAGAGTGAAACTGCCTGATCCGCTGGATAAACTCTTGCGCTCTCAGCTGGAAAGAGCTATTGAAGAGGCAGCACTCTATACAGACGATGAACTGATCGCAAGGCGGCGTATCATCGATAAGTGGAATCAAATTGATGTAGCGGCAGAATTGGGCTGGTATCGTAGCACAGTTAGCGATCACGAAAAGTATATATTCCAGAGGGTTAAGGATGTAGCAAAACAGCTTTACAAAAATAAGGGAGCCGGGGATTGACCCGGCTCCTATCTTTTATACTCGTAGGCATTCGTCGAAAAAGGCTTTATCTAAGATAAGCACATCATCAGAACAATTTTTAAGTTTAGTCATATTTTGCCCATTTACACCCACAACAACAGTTATTTTCCCGATAGTATTCAGAATTTCAAGCGCCGGAATATAATCGCTATCTCCGCTCACAATAACAGCAACATCATACGCATTTAAAAAGCCTTTTGCTATTAAATGAACCCCCATGTTGGTGTCGGTTCCTTTTTCCTCTACATAATAAGTTGACTTGTCATGAATATCCATTTCCTTCCCATAAACCTTCCGAGCGATATGCTGCCCTTCGATTACGGTAAAATACTTTTGATTTTTCAACCCATTTATCCAGTTATATGTATTTTTCCTGCGCTCATCCTGCATAAGAAATTCATCTGGCTTTGGGGCACACAAGAAAGTTTTTTCAAGGGTATGGTTCCCTGGAAGAAGGCTGACAATTTTCTGTGGGAACTTATTATAATCTAATCTGGCAGTAGGTTCCTCGATTTTGCGATAATAATTCATCATAGCGATATTGAAGTTTTCAAAATCAATAAAGACCATTGCCCTTCCCATATTTTATCCCTCCAGTAAATGTCTAAGGGGCCCGCTGGCTCGAAAGCCATACGGGCCCCGTCTTAGTCTAAGCAGAAAGACATGATACTTTCTGCTCCCTTATTATATGATTTAGAAAGGGATTTGTAAACACATTTTTGCAAAATTCTTCAGATACCAGCATACATAATACACACTCCCCTCATATCTCCCACATAGATGCCACCCAGCGGAAGTTTTTTTATGCGACAATATCAATAGGAGGACGTGAGGATCAAGGGCTGGTACACGTCGCCGCCCTCCTTGCGGCCTCCTGATTTCACTGATAAGGACGTGTTTGATTTGATTTTGAATGGTGCTGAATTGGTGGCCCGGCTGGTGGCCTGCGGCTTCACGGAGTCCACAGCAAGAGACACCTGCGAGAAGTATGCGGCGGAGGGAGACTTCTCCGGATTGGAACGGTTTATCCGACAGAATGAGCTTTTGTACGATGACAGGAAACAGTACGTTTGAATATTACAACGCCAATAGAGACGGAAAGAACGTAGGCGATTGCACCGTCAGGGCAATTTCCGTTGCCCTAGATCAGGATTGGGACACCACCTATTGGGGACTATGCTGGGAGGGCTACCTTGCCGCAGATATGCCGTCAGGAAATCCTGTTTGGGGCAAATATCTCCGTCGTAAAGGCTGGCGGCGCTATCTACCAGAGTACGAGGATATAACTGTGCAGGAGTTCGCTCATCAGCATCCCTATGGCGTCTATCTGCTAGCATTGGACACTCATATTGTCTGCGTCTTTGACGGGCGCATCGTAGATACTTGGAACAGCGGTGGAAAGACCGTGTTGTATTACTGGATGGAGGATTGAGTATGCCGTATCAATATATGCCGGGCTATCAGCCCATGTATTACCAGCCGCCCATGCCGGATCAGTTGGCCCAGCTCCGGGGGCAGCAGTTTCAACCGCCTGTGCAGGGGCCCCAAATGACATCCGTACAGTCTCAACAAAACGGTCAGTCCATGATTTGGGTGAATGGAGAGCAGGAGGCCATGGGATATCTGATGGCCCCTAATTCCGCCGTAGCTCTTTGGGACAGCAACAGCCCCACGATTTATCTCAAACAGGCGGACGCAAGCGGCAAGCCCAGCATGAAGATATATGACCTTGTAGAGCGCAATCAGAGGCCCGTACAGGCCCCACAGGCTCCGGCGGTAGAGTATGCCACTCGTGAGCAGTTAGACGCGCTGTCGGCTCGTGTGGACGCACTGAGCGCACCTAAACAGACAAAGCCGAAAAAGGAGACTGTGACCGATGAGTAACCCGTTTTTCGACGCTATGGGCGGCGGGAACCTGCCCGGCCCTATGGGGAACATGATGGGCATGATACGACAATTCAATGAGTTTCGGCAAAGCTTCCAGGGCGACCCGAAGGCAAAGGTGCAGGAGCTTTTGACCTCCGGCCAGATGTCCCAGAGCCAATTCAACGAATTGCAGGGTATGGCAAGAGCGTTCCAGCAGATGTTGGGTAAATAAGGCTTTAATCGTGGCCACGATTTAGCATATATCAAAACTTGAAAGGAGAAAAATTTATGTCTCTTGGAAATGACGGCGGAATCCCTGCCGTGATGAATGTTACTCCAACCGGCACAATTTCCAGCGGAAGCGGCGGTATGGGCTGGGGCAATGATGGTTCGTGGTGGATTATTATTTTGTTCCTCTTTATCTTTGCCGGTGGTTGGAACCGCAACGGTTGGGGCGGCAACGGTAACGGCGCGACTCCCTCCGGCTCCGGGGCCATCGACAATTACGTCCTCGCCTCTGACTTTGCCCAGGTGGAGCGCAAGCTGGACACCGTGCAGCAGGGCTTGTGTGATGGCTTCTACGCTACCGCCCAGCAGATCAATGGTGTGCAGAATACCATGTGTCAAGGCTTCAATGGGGTCAATACCGCCATCCTGACCAACGGCAACGCCACCCAGATGGCAATCATGCAGAGCGGCAACGCTATCCAGTCCCAGCTTGCCTCCTGTTGCTGTGATACCCAGCGGCAGGTAGAGCGAGGCTTTGCAGATACCAATTACAACTTGGCCACGCAGAGCTGTGATACCCGGAACACCATCCAGACTAGCACCCGTGACCTGCTGGAGAACGCTAACGCCAACACCCGCGCAATTCTGGACAAGCTGACCTCTCAGGAAATGGCTGCGAAGGATGCACAGATCCAGGCGCAGAACCAGCAGATTTTCGGCCTCCAGCTTGCCGCTTCCCAGCAGGCCCAGAACAACTATCTGGTTAACCAGCTCAAGCCCTGCCCGGTTCCCGCCTACATCACCTGTAACCCGTGGGCTGGACAGACTTACGGCTGTTGCACTAGCGCCTGCGGCTGCTAAAACCAAATACATCAACTTTTCGGCATGACCGGAATGTTCGGCCCCGTGCCGATTTTGAACCATGCGGCGGGGCAACGGCCTCGCCGCTATCTTTTTGAAAGGAATGAAGTTTATGGCTGAATACAGCAACAGCGCAATCGTAACCGTTGCCGCTGGTCAGAACGTGCCTTTTACTGAGGAGGCCAACACAGGCAAGCCCTGCATTGTGCATCGAGAAGGCGCTGGGCTGGTGACTCTTCGCGGGCTCACGAACCAGTGCCGGGCAAAATTCAAAGTCTCCTTTGGAGCAAATATTGCTGTCCCTACTGGCGGGACCGTGGAGGCCATCACGGCAGCGATCTCTATCAATGGTGAGGCGCTGAATGCTTCCACCGCTACCATCACCCCGGCTGCCGCAGAGGATTTCTTCAATATCTATGTTGCCGCTGTGGTAGATGTCCCTCGCGGCTGCTGCGTCACTGTCGCCGCAAAGAACACCAGCACACAGCCTATTCTGGTAGCCAACAGTAATTTTATTGTTGAGCGTGTGGCCTGAAAGGAGAAACGACATGTATATGCACGAACTGAAAGAAAAACTCTGCGAAGAGCTGGAGGAAATCGCCCGAAAAGGTGATCTGGGCGCTGGCGACCTGGAAATCGTCCACAAGCTGACCGACACCATCAAGAACATCGACAAGATCGAGATGCTGGAAGAGGACGATGGGTACAGCCGGGCCGGGAACTGGGAGGCCGATATGCGCGGTACTTATGCCCGCGGCTCCAGCTACCGTGGCCGGAAGCGGGATTCCATGGGACGTTATAGCCGGGATGGAAGATATTCTCGACACGCATCTCCTGACATGATGGATAAGCTACAGACGATGATGGATAATGCCTCAACTGAACGTGAGCGTGACGCCATCCGGCGTCTGATGAACGAGATGGAGATGGAGTAAGGGGGTGGCCCTATGGGCGAAACTGAAGCTCGTGGTTGGCTACTGCTAAAAATTGCCGAGTGTATGGGCGAGGAACCATCTGACCGTATGGCTGACAGACTGGCAACATATAACGGAGCCTATCAGGCGATTTGCCAGTGGGAGGGCCAGCGCCCAAGAACTAGCAATTTGCAATCTAATAAATCGTTCACTCTAGCTGACGCAGAGGACTGGACATCTCGTATGGTAAACGCCGACGGAACAAAAGGGCCGCACTGGACTCTGGAGCAGGTTAAACAGATCATGGCCCAAAGAAACATACCCGGAGACCCGGCGCAATTTTGGGCTGCAATAAATATGATCTATTCTGACTACTGCAAGGCCATCCAAAAAACATCAGCGAATACCCTGGACTTCTATGTTTCGATCACCAGGGCATTTCTGGATGACGAGGACGCCAACCCCGACAAACTCAAACTCTACTATGACCATATCGTCAAGCATTAAAATGACCCCGCTCTCAATTGAGAGCGGGGATTTTATATATGCAAGTCAACTATATGCAAAAATTATACTTTCAAAAAAGCGAGGAGCAGGTATGGGGCATTATGGGTGACTTGATGGACACGCTCCAGGTTGCTAATCCCCGTGTGTATAACGGGGTAATGCGAAAAATACGGTCCCTATAAAAATTTCCGCCCTCAGAAATGGGGGCGGATTTCATCTGTAATTTCATCTGTAATTGTATGTAAATTTATATGATTTTGTGTTAAGACATATAACGAACAGTGATATTTTTCAGAAAACTGAAAACGGCTAAAAGCACTGTGGCACAAAGAAAAACCTCGCAACCGTTACGGCTACGAGGCTTCCTGTTTTGGTGACCCGTCGGGGATTCGAACCCCGATAGATAACTAATAAAACTATTGGAAATAAAGGGTTTTCTCTAATCTGTCTGTAAATTTATCTGCAATTTGGATTCGAAATAGCCATTTACTTTGCGCGCCGTTGCCCTTTGTTCGGAACTGATTGTATGCTGGTAGACGGTTTTTAGCATATTGTCGGTGGCGTGTCCCATGCGCTCCTCCGCGTACTTGTTTGGTATTCCAAGGGCCAGCATGACGGAGGCATTAATATGGCGCAGATCGTGGAAGCGGTAGTGCTGGATGCCAGCCTTTTTGCAGATGGTTTGGAATCGACAATACAGGGCGCGGCGTGAAAGATTTACAATATACTCCCCATTATGCGGTGCTACTGCAATCAAATTTTGAAGATACTCTGGGAGATCAAGGTCCCGTTTGGAGATATATGTTTTGGTCGTCTTGACGCCCTCGTCCACTTTTGCCCGCCGGATGTGGAGGACATCACCGTCAACATCTTCCCACTTGAGGCCCAAGATTTCAGACATACGCAAACCAAGCCAGAGAGCAAGCATAATTGGGAGCTCGTTTTCGGTGTCCTTACACGCCTTCATGATGGCGCCTATATCATCATCTGACGGGATAGAAATTTCATAGCGTACCTTTTGCGGGAGAGTAGTTCTAAGAGCTATGTCTGGCCTGTAAACTGCTAATGTAGCACTTAGTAGTCCATGAGCATTTCGGACAGTCTTAGGAGATTTATTCCGAGCCATCATATTGATAGACCGCTGGACGATTTGCGGAGTAAGGCGGTCCAAATCAATATCCATGATGTCCTGTAAAGCATTCGCACGTATCCTCTTATATCCGGCAATTGTGGCTGGGGACAAAACGGCGTCCTTACTTTCTACATATTGGTCTATGGCCTCGCCAACAGTCAGCCCAGTCTTTTTCCTGGCCGCTTTGGCTCCGGACTTTATCGCTGCCGCCTGATTTTCTGCCTCTTTTTTTGTTGGGGCGGTAATGGATATTCTCTCCCCAGCTATCATAACGCTAACATTCCAGTTACCGGATGGAATCTTTTTGGCTGTTGGGAGCTTCAAGAGGATCACCTCCTTAGAAGTACGCCGCCAGGGGAGACCTGACGGCGATTTTTTATGCTTCCCAATGATACCCGCAATTTTGGCAAACACACACAGATTTTTGCTTTTGTTTCAGTTTTTGTTTTTTGGGCGCAAAAATTTTTACGATTAACGCAGGAAGTGTAAACACAAGCCATTTAATAAAAATCCACCACCAGCCAATGCAAATCCACCATATAATTCCATGATGTTTGTCTACTAACTGCGTTTCGGTTACCATTTGAACGCTGACGTTTTCGCTTCCACACTTAGGGCATTGCATAGTTTTCCCTCTCTCTAAAAAATTTTATTTTTGTTGCACGCTTCCGTGCAATTTCGACACAACGTTAAGCATATATTGTAAACAAAAAGGAGGAATGTCGGATGAACCTTGAAAAAGACCTGATCCAGATTATCAGCAAAAGCACAAACAAGGAGGCCGCTATTCTGACTGCGATGGAAGTAATCCACGCTGAACTAGAACGGCTTTTATCTGAGCCAGAATTCCCGCTTTCAGATCATCAGGCAACAAGCGGAAAATCTGAATAAGTTCTTCTTCCATCCCGTCTACCTTTTCGGTGGGCGGGATTTCTTTTTGATCTGATTTCCCCTGCAACCAATCAACGGAAACATGGTACTTTAATGCGATTTCGTGGAGCTTTCCAACATAAGATTTGCTACTTCCTTTTATCCACATAGACACAATATCGCCACTATCGTATCCGATGCTCCGCGCAAAATCTGCCTTTGATCCTCTTTTAAATTTTCCATCTTGTGTTTTAGGAAGTAAAGACAAAATTCTTTCAAGCGTTATATCCATAATTCCAAACCCAATTTGTGCAATAATACAAAACCGAAGAAATTCGGTAAAATCTATTTACAAACCGAATTCTATGATGTATCATATGATTGTCCCTTGAAAAAAGCGTACAAAAACACCAGCCCCTATAAAAGCGGCTTTTTACAATGTTCTGGTAAGCTCATTGTAACACGGCTTTTCTGGGAGTGTCAAGTATGAAAACTCATATTTATGAGTATTTCAAGGGGGACTGCGGCGGGAAACAAAAAACCGCCCCGTGCGGTAACACGAGGCGGATACCGGTCATTTAGACCGGCGGTTCGAAAGCACAGAAGCCGCCAGCTGCTTTGTGGAGCGGCTGGTTCTGGAACTCCTTAATGCCCTCGATGCTTTGGACGCCACACTGCGGGACGTCCGCACAGAATTTCTGGCCATTGATTCACCTCCTTTCTGGCGGGTCAAAAGCACCATACAGAAGGTGAAACGGAGAAACCCTGTACTTATAAGATACCAGACTTTCCCGCCGCAGTCAACGAAACTCATATATCAAATCATAAAGGAGGGAAACGGGTTGAAATTGCGGGAGTACCGCGAAAGAGCGGGTCTGCGTCAGGTCGATGTAGCCAAAAAGATGAACGTAGATCAGGCAGCAGTCAGCAAATGGGAGAGCGGGGAAAACGGGATTTCCCGAAAGTACCACAAGAAGCTGGCGAAGCTCTACGGCGTCACCGTAGACGAGCTTCTTTCGGATCAGAATGAGGGGTAAGGAGGTATAAGAATGACTACAAGAGAACGCCTTGAAAATGCGCTTATTGAGTTTGTTGAGAGGGCATCCCAAAAGGAAGCGACTCCCGCAGAGGTGCAAGCTCTACCGGAAGTCGCCGCCGTTTTGGAGAGGTCTCTGTCTAGTTACTGATTGCCGAGACCGGGGACATCTTTTGCGATTTCTTCAATTTTAGAGTAGACCGCTTGAAAGAAGTCCCCGACGCTTTCTCCGCCTGCTTTATCTACACGCAGATTACCTTCGCTCATGACAGCTACGGTAATTTCTTTGGCGGCTTCGATTGCGTACTTTTTAGAACGATCCATTATCTCACCCCCTTTCTCCCCCATCCTATCACATCCAGGGAGAAAGGACAATAAAGATGCCCCCGCCAGCGCCGGAAACACTGACGAGGGCTGCGGAACCTATTGAACTGACCAACAGGCCCGCGAGGTTATTATACACGCCTCCGGGTCAAATGACAAGGAGGTTTTTATGAACGAAAAAGACAGCATTCAAGCCCTTGAAAGGCAGGCAAGGAACACCAATCGTCTTATGGACAATCTCTGTCTCGCCTGGAAAGGCCGCACATGGGAGGAGGCCCACATGGATTACACATTTGAAGATTACCGCAAGGCACTGGAAGGTGCTGGCCCCAAGTTGAAGGAGCTGATTCTGGACCGGGCGGCACATGATCCCGGCATCGACTTGATGGAACTGAAAGAACTGGTATCCAGTGCGTACCCGGAAGATGTGTAAAAAATCCCGCCTGACCGTTACCAGCAGTCAGACGGGCAAGGATTGAGCAACCACGAACAATCCCTTTGGATACAGTATATCGCCTCCAAAAGGGAAAATCAAGGAGGAAATCATGGCGCGAACAAAACTAAGCAGGTTTTCTGTTCCCCCATGTGAACAGAGGGCGAGGATTCTTCGTTCTGCCGGAGGACGTATGGGGTATACCGATCGGGACCTGGGAGAATTGGCTGGAATGACCCAATCTAATATCTCTATGAAACTAAGCGGAAAGCGCAAATGGTGGTTGGATGATATTAGCGCCTTAGATAAGGTTTTGTCACTGACTGATGACGAAATAATCCGATTTGTGCGTGCAGGGAGATAAAAATGAGTACATACATTTTTGCTTTAATCGGCATTTGTACGGCTACGTCATGGTTCATGCGCTTCCTTTCCTGGATGGAGGGAGAGCGGTGAAAGTCGGAGACGTACTGTACATGACGCCTACACTGGACACCAGCGCATTCATGAAAGAAAAAAACGGCCCTAGACGGTGCTGGGTGGTCTCCATCAACGAGCGGCACCATCATTTCACCGTGGAGTTCGATTTCCCCGAAGGCAGCTTCCGGGAAACCTACAAGGAGGAATAACGCATGGACAAACAAGAGTTGAAAAATATTTTGGACAAGCACCTTAAATGGATACGAGGCGAAAATGGCGGAAAACGGGCCAACCTGTTCGGGGCCAACCTGTTCGGGGCCAACCTGTCCGGGGCCAACCTGTTCGTGGCCGACCTGTCCAGGGCCAACCTGTTCGGGGCCAACCTGTCCGGGGCCGACCTGTCCGGGGCCAACCTGTCCGGGGCCAACCTGTCCAGGGCCAACCTGTCCGGGGCCAACCTGTTCGTGGCCGACCTGTCCGGGGCCAACCTGTTCGGGGCCAACCTGTCCGGGGCCAACCTGTCCAGGGCCGACCTGTCCAGGGCCAAC